ATACATACAGTCAGACAAGCCCAGACGGGCGCAGGAGGTCAGAACATGAATAATAATATCTTGAAAAACTCTTTCAGCCTCAACCACAAAATAACGGTTTACGTTCCCGGAACCGTTGACGCGAGCACAGCAGGAGATACAAGCGCATACGTGACCGAGGCCGCCGCGCTGCTGTCTGAGTGCTTCGGCGGCGCAACGTCAACGCCCGTCCGCGGGTACTGGATGAGCGAGGCGCAAGGACTTATTGCCGAAGATAATAACGCCGTGTTCGCCTATGCTGCGCAGTCTGCACTTGATGAGCATCTGGACGACGTTGTTAATTTTGCCGTCCGCATGCGAGACGAGCTAAAGCAAGAGGCCGTCGCCGTCGAGCTGGACGGGACTATGTATTTTATTTGAGGAGGATTTGACAATGTTACATCAATCAACATTCCATTTTGTCGACACGGAAGAGCAGGCAAAAAATTTCGTTGAACAGCGCCGCAAGCAGCGGCGGAAAGCCTGGTACACCCCATGGAGCAGCGCAGACGGCAAAGAATCAAAATTTATTGTCTGGTACTATCTCTATTAACAGTTTGCCGGGGCTTTTCCCGGCAGTCTGTAAAAGCGTCTTGATTGCAAGGCGTTTTTACAGGCTTTAAGCCTAAAAAATACGGAGGTATTACCACATGAGCACATTAAAAAAGCCCCTTTTTATTAACGGAATGTATAACCGCGAGGGCAAAAACTGCCGCGCGGATTTTGTGCGCGAGGTCAGCAACGGCGCGGAGTCGTACAAGCTTTGGACATGTACAGAGAAAAACCAATACCCCGCCAACGAGCGCGACAGGTATTTTCTTTATGTCGAGATCAACAACTATTTAGTGCCGCTGCGGATGACAGATTATAAATTTACCGATGTTCTGGGATTTTTCCCCGCTTGCGTAGAGCTATACGGTACACAGGAGGAGCGCGCGAGAGTCTGGAGGAGAAGCGAGGACGTTAACGCGCTGCGAGAGCAGGAAGAGCCCGTAATACTTCGGTACGGCTCAGACCCGGCGCGGCAGGCGGATTATATCCGGGATCGTCTGCGCGTTCGCGTTCGTAATTACACCGACGCCCGCGACAACGGCGGCACGTTCGCCGACTTCGTCGGCGCGGCTGTACTCGGGGAGCTTGGCAAGTGCGCGGAGCTGTCCGCAAAACTGCGCGCCGATGGAGAAGCGAGAGAAGAAGCCGCCCGCCGTGAACGTGAAGAGCAGGAAGCAAAGGAAAGAGCAGAGCAGGAAGAGCAGCACCGGCAAGAGATAAAGAAGGCCGAGGAGATTTTTACCCGCGGCGGTTTGATAAAAGACGGCGCTTTATTGGTAGAGATAGCCGACGCGCACGGCGTGAAAATTCCCTTGCGCACTCGCGGCTGGATCCTCAATAGCTTTGCACAATGCAGTATTACCATTATCGAGGGTGCCCCGCGGTACTCCGTGCGCTATTACAAGCGCAACAACGGCACCGGCAGTACTAAAATATATGAGATCGTCGAGCAAATACGCGCGGCCATAATCGCCGCGTGAAGCCCGCAAGGCCGACGGCATCCGCCGCCGCTGGTGCAAGTCCAGCCGCCTATATGGCGGGCGCTCATGGGCAAGAAAACAGGATTAAACCCGGCGAGAGATACGAGGACGCGCGCCCATCGCTATAAACGGCGGTCAGCCTGCCGGGGTGCTGATGTAAGGCCGTGGGGAGCTGGTGCATCTCCCCGAAAAAAACAGATTGCACCCGCCGCCGGACGTGTCCGGCAGGATCACCGAACGGGGCAGAGGCGAGCGACCGCGCCCCGGAATGTGAACAGGGCGCGCGGAAGTCTTGGGGGCACTGAACACGCCCGCGGGATTTTACTGGGAAGTTTCCGCGCCCCTGAACACGGCCAATAGAAAAACTGCGGGGGTTTGTGTGAACACGCGCCCGCAAAATACTTGGGAGGATTTACGAACATGACCGAACTGAAACACGCGAAGCAGAACTATCAGGACTTGCGCCCCATCTTGGAGGCGCTTTCTCGACACGACTTTCATATCAGTGTGGAGAATGAACCGTGCACGAGCCTTGCCGCCGAGTTCCTTTACTTCTCGGACTATAAAGGTCGCCCCGTGTACTACATCGCGCATTACTCCGAGCAGAACGGCGATCTTATGGCTGATCCTGAGATCGAGTTTGCGGTCGATGAGGATGCGCAGACCATTGAGCCGGTACTTTTCCGAAATGACTATACCGGGAGCTACGACGAAGTTTACAAGGAAGTGAACGGCCAGATGATGTACTCTCAGCGTCTGCGCGTGAGCCTTGACGAGTTCCTGCATATTTGGCTCAAGAACCTCAAGCAGCAGGGCTTTATAAAGCTGATAAAGGAGATGTAAGACACAGAGATGAAGATTTATGCCGAATGGCTGTGTGAGGGCGAGTTGCACGAAGGTGAGTTTGACAACTGGCGCGACTTCACCGCAGCCACATTTAATATGGATGTTCAGTTGCTTTATTTCTACACCATATCACCGCCAAAAGCTTGTTAGGGGAACTGCACAGAAACAGGTCACTACGTTCCCAAAACGTCCTCCGGGAGGGCTGTACAACATTAGGTCACTACGTCGGGGGATCTGTACAGAATCACCCCACAAGGTCGAGGAGAGCCACAGAGAATTACCCGACTACGTGGGGAGAACTGCACAAAATTTGCCGCGTAGATTGGCAAAGCATTATGAATACAATACAAAAATCTGCGTATTTGACATCGAAACCGAGAGAAACACCGATTTTGCGCTTGACAGCTATGCTACCATCCCAACACCTCAGAAGAACTACATGGAATCAGAAAGGAATACAGCAAATGTCAAACGAAATTATGAACATCAGCGGTGTGGACTGCTACGAAAAGGACGGAACTGCGTACCTCGACCTCGAAGCGGTTGCACGCGGGCTGGGATTTGTGAAGAAAGCCGACAGCGGAAATGAAGTCGTCAACTGGACGCGCGTTCGCGGGTATCTGTCAGATTTGGGTGTGGAACAGAAGTGTACCACGGGTGATTACATCCCCGAAAACATCTTCTACCGCCTCGCGATGAAAGCAAAGAACGAAACCGCCGAGAAGTTTCAGGCGCTTGTTGCTGATGAAATCATTCCGACTATAAGACGCACCGGCGGCTACGTGGCTAACGACGAGCTTTTCATCAACACCTACATTCCGGGCGCTGACGAAGCCACAAAGCAGCTCTTCCGGGGCTTGCTGGCGAACAGCCGCAGAGACGCGCCGAAGGTCAGTTACTTCAACGCGCTCATAGACCGAGGGAACGATCTTTCATTCCGAGAGACCGCCAAAGAACTGCACATCGGGGAGCGCGAAATGATACGAAACCTCATCGCCGCGGGCTATCTTTACAGGGATAAGAAACAGCAGCTCAGGCCCTACGCCGAGACCAATAAAGGCTACTTCACCCTCAAGGAATACGTTAATGGCGAGAAAACAGGCGCACAGACGCTCGTGACGGTCGAGGGCAGGAAGAAAATTGCGGCCATGTTTGGAAAAAGCATATAGGGAACCACACAGAAACAGGGAGGAACACATGAAGAAGTATTACAGCACATTGCATTTTTACTTTGAACAGCGCTTGCAGCTTCGCGGCTATGATCGTGACTTCTGCGAGATGTGGCCGAACGGAAGGCTGCATTGGGCGGTCTACACGACCCGCGGGAAAGTTGGAGAGATAAACCAGTACCGTGATAACTACGGCAGGCGCGGTATATATTACGGCGTTAGTCTGGTGGATGGCGGCTATTGTGGGAATGCGAACACTCTCTTTGAGGCAAAACAGTTAATTGCCGAGAAATATAAAGAAGTCCCTGAAACCGGTACAGACATCGTTTCGTACCTTGCCGATCCGAACGCTGAATTTTTCCCCACACCCAGCGCGCTTGCTGGAAAGATGTTCGGAAATATAAAGGAGCCCGACGAAATCTGTACAGTCTTGGAGCCGTCAGCGGGAAAAGGTGATCTTGCCGAGCTGTACATAAAGTTTCTGAAGCGCAACCGCCGCCACAATGGCGATTTCGATATCGAGTCTGTGGACATGATCGAGCACGACGCAAACCTCATTGCCCTGCTTCGCGGGAAGAACTACAGAGTTATCGGCGACGACTTCCTTACTTTCCATTCGCATAAGCACTATGACCTCATCATAATGAACCCGCCATTTTCAAACGGTGACGAGCATCTTTTGAAAGCGTTGGAGATTCAGGCAGACGGTGGACAGATCGTGTGCCTACTCAATGCTGAGACGATAAGGAATCCGTACACTAACCGCCGCAAAGTTCTCAAGCAAAAACTCGCGGAGTACGGCGCAAAGATAGAGTTTGTCCGCGACGCATTTAAGCACGCACAGCGCAGAACCGATGTCGAAGTGGCCGTGGTCTATGTGAATATTCCCGCGCAGCGCAAGACCTCAACTATCTTTGAAAACCTCAAGAAAGCACAGTCGGAAGAACTGCACAACACCGAGGCGGAACCTGACGCTATGGTATACGGCTCTTGGGCGGAGCAGATGATACAGTCCTTTGACTTTGAAGCGCAGCTTGGCAGGAAGCTCATAGAAGAATACAACGCACTCACGCCCTATATGATGGACGATTTAGACGCATCCAAAAGCTACATAGAGCCGCTTATATCCATCAACATAAACGGCAGAGAGTTCAAGACGGTCGGCACGTCCGGTATAGAGCGGTACATGAAAGCCCTGCGCATGAAGTATTGGCGCGGTCTGCTCAACAAGCCGGAGTTTACATCCCGTATGACCTCGAAGATGCAGAAGGACTACACCGCAATGGTCGATAAGCTCTGCGGCTATGATTTCAACCTCTTCAACCTCCAGCAGGTCTACTATGACCTCAACGCGCAGCTCGTGGACGGTGTGAAGGAGAGTATAGACGCTCTCTTCGAAAAATTCTCCGCGCAGTATTCATGGTTCCCGGAGTGCCAGAAGAATATTCACTACTATAACGGCTGGGCGACGAATAAAGCCCACAAGGTCGGCACGAAAGTCATCCTCCCAATAAACGGATTTTGCAGTTACGGCGGCTGGAAAAACGAGAGGGAATTGAACGAGTATACGGTCTATGGAGAACTGAGTGACCTGGAACGAGCGCTGAATTACCTCGACCGAGGCGAGACTACAGAGAAGCGCAATGTTTCCGCGTGGGTAAAGCACACTATCGCGGCGGGTGAGACGGTTGTTGACCTCACATGGTTCACGGCGCAGTTCTATAAAAAGGGCACATGTCACATCAAGTTTAAGCCGGAGGCCGCGCCGCTTATCGACCGCCTGAATATCTATGCCGCCAGAGAGCGCAGTTGGCTCCCACCGAGCTACGGGCGCAAGCACTATTCAGATATGTCTGCTGAGGAAAAGACCGTCATAGACGAGTTTCAGGGCGCGGAGGAGTACGAAAAAGTGATGGTCAATCCGTCGAAATATATTATTGAGGCCGCGCAACTGACCCAGCCGCTTTTGAGCGCTGCGACATGAGGAAGGAGCTGACAACAGTGGGATTCTGTGAACGTGATATAAAGACGATGAAAGCCTTTGGCATAGGGGAGCAGATGGAAAAACTTCATGCGGAGCTGATGGCATTGCCGGATATCAAAGATGTCGAATATGATCTCAGTTCGTTTTGGAGCGATATCCCGTATGTGATTTTCCTGCCAACGTGGAATATACCCGCAGCGGCAAAAGATTATTTCGACCGGAAAACTGCGCTGCTTCAAGCGATACTCGCTGTCGCGCGCGACAATGGCCTCACGCGAACCGGCGACCGCATAGAGGACTACGGCTCTTGCTGGTATATAGTTACGCGTTGTAATTGGAATATCAGTGAAAGGAGGGAACCTCATGGATAAAAGTGCTCTTGCATGGATCGTTGTAATCATCATCTTTATTGCGCTTGTTTTTGCTTTTAAGATATGGATTGCAAGAAAACAAGCGATGACACACAACAGGAGGTGACGGATAATGTCTGACTGTATTAAGCGGGAGGATGCAAAGCGCGAATTGTGTGAGTGGGCAACAAATTTGCATGATCCGCGAGTCTTGATAAAGGACGACGCAATGTGCGTGCTGGATAATATTCCCGCTGCCGAGGTCGAGGTGATTCACAAACCGACCGAAGGCGAGTTTAAGCGTATGGCGATTCAGGAAGGCTATGAACCGGTGGTACATTGCAAAGACTGTAAGAGGAGCGGACTTACAGAGGTCGGAAAGAGATTCTGTTCGGAGCCGATGGGCACGTGCTACGGTTGCATCCCTGTGGAGGACGATTTCTTTTGTAGCGGTGGAGTGAGAAAGGAGAAAAATATATGAGACTTACAACTGATACCCCTGAAAGCAATCTCGAAATGGCACTGAATCTGTTCTACGTCAAAGATAAGCAAACATGGGTGCGTGGATACGGAGAGAATGGAGCGGACATAAGCCTGACTGACTTAACACGGGAGCTTATGGAGCAGTATACGGAACCCGTTGTGCCGCCGAAAACTATGTCTGATGGTGATATTTCATTTGGAATGGCAGAGTGGCTGTTCGATGGAACTGACAGCATAGAGGGCATTTTAGCGCTTCTCTATCAGGCCGCATGGGTATGCGCAGAACTCCGCGAACGCCTCAAACGGTTCGAGGATAAGGAGAACGCCGATGCCTGACATATTGAAATCGCAGTGGAGAAAAGCCCGGAAGCGCCATGTGTGCTCATTCTGCAATCAGTACATAGAGCCGGGGGAAAGGTACAAATATGACACCCTCGTCTACGAAGGAAGCGTGTACGACTGGTTTTCACATGAAAAGTGCGACTTCCTCGCTAACGAACTTTGGGGATACGTTGATCCGGATGATAGCGGGATGACGGCTGACGATTTTCAGGAGGCATGCCAGGATTTCTGCTTTCACTTTGTCTGTCCTGATTGTGAGAATTGGGACAGAGAAAATCGCGAGTGCACTGCAGATGACTGTTGCTGCACCGATAAAGCCTACGAGACGCTGAAAAAGTACGAACTTTATATGACTAGAGAAAGCGGTTTCATTGGTTGGAAACTCAGACCGAGAAAGGATGCCGAAGCTAATGGACAAACTTAGACCGTGCCCGTTTTGCGGCGGACAGGCAGATATAAGCATCGATCCTGAAGCGGTCGTAGATACGGAAGGACGACGCTGGGCGTACACCGTGGTATGCAATAGGTGTTGCGCAACATCTGGATTTACATATCTGCCTGAAAAAGCACGTGAAGCATGGAACAGGAGGGCTGACAATGAATAAGTTGAAACCTTGCAAAAAATGCGGCTATACCCGCGGCAGGTTGATACCATACGGCCATTTTCAGAGCGATCAAATTACATATCGAGTTTCTTGCCCAAGGTGTAGTTATTGCACCAAAGAAAAAAGCTCAAGAGCTGATGCGATTGAAGCATGGAATAGGAGGGCTGACAATGGGTCAACATAAAACAAATCCGGTTGCAATCGCGGCCAAAGAGGGCAGGCTCCCGCCAAAGGAGAAAAACCGCATATCCAAACGCCAAGCAGAGCGGTTACTCATGCTGGAAATGGAGCGGAGATTGATTCCCGCACCACTTCGAGAACAGTTCCGAATCTATCGAGAAATTTGGGAGAGGGGACTTTTGATGAAAGTGTGCGATAGATGCCGGGTGTCCGGCTGCCTACTTAACTACGGCGGTAAAGCTTGCCAAGAGGCCAGAAAGCGGGAGTGCCCGGACGTGGTATTCACCCGCGCGGACAAAATCAGAAATATGACTGACGAGGAGTTGGCGGAATTCGCCATAATTTGTCCGGTTCTTAAAGGCGAATCCTGCCTTAAACCGACGTGTGCCGAGTGTCGTCTGGAGTGGCTTAAAGAACCGGTGGAGGTGCTGTAATGGCAATAAGTAAAAAGACCCGTGAGACCGTATATCACAAATACAACGGGCACTGTGCATACTGCGGCAGGGCAATCGCCTACAAGGATATGCAGGTCGACCACTTGCGCCCTCGGCGTGCATACAACGCGGAGGACGCTGGAACGGACGATATATCAAACCTTATGCCGTCCTGCCGGATGTGTAACCACTACAAGCGCGCAAATACCTTAGAGACTTTCAGACGATACATACAGGAGATTCCGAAGAAACTCCGAGAAAACTACATTTACAAGGTCGGCCTCGTCTACGGAAACGTTGTAGAGCATGAACAGCCGATAGTGTTTTATTTTGAAGATGCCGCGGAGTATTGTATCGACTGCGAAAAGGGCAGCCATTGGGAGGAAGAAGGAAGCGGCCATGAGGAATAGACCCGCCCCTGAGACCATCCCGACGCCGGAGGGTGTATCTCTCTGCCCATGCCCATGGTGCGGCGCGGAGGCGCATATAACATCCCTGACCTTCCCTGCGCAGGGCATCGCAAACACGCTCTTCGGCGTGGTCTGCGGCAGTTTGAAGCACCGAACGCCTGTTGCGTTCGCCACGCCGCGCTCTGCCGCCACGTTCTGGGCTGACTGTGCAGACCGTGCAAAAAAGGCAGACGAAACGACCATTTTCGCGGCCTCACGAAAATGATAAACGCTTTAATCTGCTTTGCCGTTTCTTTAATCCGTAATTTCGTTTGATTTAATTTAAGGAGTGATGCAGATTTGATCGGTACAAAGGTTAAGGCTTTGCTTGCGCTCACTGGCACGACGCATAGAGAGCTGGCCGAAGCCTTGAGTATTTCCCCGCAAGCATTGAGCAATAAGTTTCAAAAGGACAGTTTCTCCGTTTCCGATCTCATCGGCGCGGCGGACTTCTTCGGATGCAGGCTCAATTTCGAGTTCCCCAATGGCAGCAAGATAACATTCACGACTGAGGATAGGAGGGAATGATGACAAAACAGAAAGTAAAAGTCAATAATGAACCGTCGCCTCTGACATTGAAAATCTTAGAGCATGAAGATTTCGGCAACGTCAGGGTGATATATGAGGACGGAAAATATCTTTTCTGCGGTGCAGACGTCGCCAAAGCATTGGGCTATGCCCGTCCTATTGAGGCTGTTGCAAAGCACTGCCGGTATACGCTGAAACGGCGTATACCTCACCCGCAGTCACCGGACAAGACAATTGAGATGGTGTTCATCCCGGAGGGCGATGTCTACCGGCTCATCACGCATAGTGCGCTCCCATCTGCCGAACGCTTTGAAAAATGGCTGTTCGATGAAGTTCTGCCGTCTCTGCGAAAGTCCACAGGCTTAGAAGCGTTTGAAGTTTTTCGTATGCTCGACAAGGAGCATCAGCGTAAGGCAATGGAGAAACTTAGAGATAGTTTCGTTGCGCCCGTCAGGGTGGACTACATAAAGGCAAATACCATCGCCGATAAATGCGTCTCCACCCGCTACGGCTATGAGAAGATGCTCAAAAAGGGAGATATGACCCCGGACATGCTTGCAGAGCGGCAGAGAGTTCTTGACGATACCGTGTCCCTTATGACGCTCAAGGAGCGCTACAATATGAATATCTCCGTCAGTGGAGTTATCTACGGAGGGCACGGAGAATGAAAAAGAAATCTCCCCGCAGTATTCCGCGTACACAGCAGGACGTTGACCGTGCGCTTGCTCTCGGCCACGCAGAGGGCGCAAATTTCATCTCTACCATGATCCTGTTCATCCTCAAGGACAAGCACGGTTTTCCTGATGATGAGATAGAGCGCCTTGCCAAAGAGGTGGACTTCTACTGCGCCCAGCTCAACGACGGCGCTATCTCCTTTGCGGACGTCAAGAACGCGCTCAAGCAGGAATACGACGTGACTGTAAAATTCAGATAGGAGGAAGAATACAAGAATGTACCACAAGAAACTATTCGCCGGTCAGCGCGAGTACGGCGGCGATCACTATAAGATAGTGAAAATTTACACGCAGGAGCGGGATTCCGAAAAGGTTCTTGAATACTGTCGTGCAAATATCAATTCCGGCATTTACCCGGACTACGACACATGGTATAATAACATCGCACCCGGCGGTAAGTACTTCGGCGATATGAGGTATTTCTACGACGGCTGGTGCAAACTCGAAAAAGTACCGCACGGCTGGAAGTACACGCTGTGTAAACCATATAGAGACAGAAGAGAAAGGGGAGCAGATAAGTAATGAAAATCGAAAAGATATCCGAACATCACATCCGTTTCAATAACGGTACGGCCATCAAGATTGCGCCGCAGTCTATGCGCATCGACACCACGTCGCTTTCGCTCGTGCCCAATATCAAGGACATGGACTTCAAAGAGCCTGTCGCCTTTACTGAGGGCGCGCAGGGCTGCGCTTTCAGCTTCGGCAATATCGGCGGCAGGATGATACCGGTCAGTCTCTTCGGCAACGGCATAAGCCGCGAGTGTGCCGTCTACTACGAAAACAAACTGAAACTGGTGGTGGAGATATGCTGAACGATGGACGCATAATGGGCTATCTCACCGGCGACCCTGTCCAGAAGTACGGCACGGTGGACGGCAAGCCCTATGCGCAGTTCACTCTTGCCTGTGAGCGCGACTTTCGCCCGCACGGTAAATCTACCTACGATTTCCCCTCATTCGTGGCCTACGGGCGCATGAGCGAGGTCGTCACGCAGTATCTCAAAAAGGGGCAGACTGTCATTGTGGAGTATCAGCTCAAGTCAGTCTCCTACAATTTCGATGGGCGCAAAGTTACCCAAACGCGCCCCACGGTCACGAGAGTGCGCTTTGACCGGCTCCGCGACCCTCTTGTCAAGGTGCCGAAGAAAGGCGAACCGGGCAGTGAGGAATTTTATTATGAAGGCTTTGATGAAGGAGGGCTTATCGAGCATGGAGAACTTGAAAACGCAGACAGTTAAGCGTGTGTACCTTGTTACGCTCACCACACCGAACACACTTGCTTGCTTGAGTAGTCGGAACACATACTCAATATGTGCTGAGAGCGTTTCTGCGGCTCTCAGAGAGTTTTCAGCAGAATTTGAACATTGCGATGCCTGCGGCGCATATGACGTTGCTGTGAGCCTCGCAGACGCGCCGGAAAGAGAACTGTACGCAAACACGCTTGTCGCGCCCGACGCATATACATTCCTCCGCAAATGCGCGGAGGACGCGGCGATGCCCAGATGATCAAAAAGCTCCACGGTCATCCGTGGAGCTTTTCTTGTTGAATCATCCTGAATAATATGATATTATCCTTACAAGCTAAGGACGGAGGCGAACTTCTGCAAGTTACATACTACGGAGGTATCGCCATGAGTATAACAGATACAATAGCACTATTTATGCTTGTACTCGCGGCTATTGGTTTGGGTGCAAACCTAAAGAAATAGCCGCCCCTTAACCCCAGCAAGAAGCGGCAATTTCAAGCTATAAACTTGTAGAGTTGGCCGTTTCTTGCTGTGACACCAGCGGGAACCGTCCTTAGTGAGAATATATCATTTTCTACAGCGAAAGTCAACAACTAAAACAAAGGAAACGCAACAAAAGGAATGAAACAAAGGCGGGGCTATTTACCCTGCTATTTTCTTTCACTCTTGAATTGCTCACGCTGCTATGATATACTGTGAATATCCTAACCGAAAATAAATACAGGAGGCAATGAAATGAAGAAACTTATCTCGCTTGTTCTCGCGCTGGTAATGGCGTTCTCCTTATGCGGATGCAATATGTCCGACTACAAAAAAGCTCAGAACGCGTATGAGAATGGCGATTACGAAAACGCCAGCACAATGTTTGAAACCTTGGGGGACTACAAGGAGTCGCAGGCGTTTTATAACAAGTCCCAAGCGGCTATCTACGACGAGAAAATCAAGGCGTTCGTAAATGATTGGACAGGGAATATCTCCGATGCCGAGGCGCTATATACTGATTACAAGAATCTTTCGGATGAAATAAAGGCAGAAATGTCCTATTGCGAGGACTTCGAGCGAACGTTCCCTGTGTATCTCGTCGATTATGTCTCAACTCTGAAAAATGATAACATAGAAGAAATTAAACGTATAATTCGTGAGTATAGCGAATGTATGGACGAAAATCAGCTTGCTACTTGCATGATTTACTTTGGCCAATGGGATGCTGTCGAGAAAGCAGAAGATTTCCTAAAAGAGAACTTGAAAAATCCTCACTCATATCACAGATATTCAGGAAAAGTTTCAACGCCAGAGGAGCATCGAGATTTCGCATATTGCACTATGTATGTCGTGCTTGAGTACGGTGCAACAAATAGCTATGGCGCAGAAGTTGAAAGCACGGACGAGATTTATATCTGGTTTTCTTATGATACGGCGGAACAGACCATTACTTATGGCTATATAGGTTTTGACAAAAACGAGCGCGATAAGTCCACGCCAAACTATTATGCGTCACGTTCGTTGTCCGCTTTTTCTCAAAATATGGCTGAAACCTTTTCGGCAGCGAACGAGATGTATACTTCTGGCACGTATGACGTACAGATTCCGTCAGCGGGTGATTACGATAGTGTGAAATTAGGCCAATGGGTGGCGTTAAGCCGTAGCGCCGCGCTTAATTGTGATTTTTATGCAATAACAGCAAACTGCGATGATATTGGTTCGCACCTCGCATCGGTGGAAGTGATAGTTCCAGTGGACGAAATGAGGAACGCAGATAAGGAAATCTGTGCTATCTTTTTGATGATTGCAGCCATACAGTCGCTCGATCCCAATGCGTCCGTGGATGATGCAACAGAAGCCATAAAGAAACTATACGTCGTCGATGTTAATTCTGATGACCCCACAACTGGAACACAGTACACCTACTTGAACAATATCGAATGGAGTCTCAAGGCAAATAAATACATGATTAAATTTTGTGGTACATTTGCAGATTCTCTGGATATGGTCTCAAAATCGTCCAGAGGACTTGTGAGACCAACAACTATGGAAGAAAAGTATGCTCTGGCTACGGCAATATCGGGTCTTAATATCACTGACCTTTCCGAAATGCAGATGACAGAACTACTCAAAAATGACGGTTTTTCTAATTCTCAAATTGAGTATGCAATGGAGAATTGTGGCGGAAAGTGGAACACCGATTCTAACTGAAAGACAAAACGCCCCGTGAAAACGGGGCGTAAAAAATATCGCATAATAGCTATTGACATTTTGGGCTACAAGTAGTAATATACTTGCGGGGCTACAAAAAGGCAGGTGAAAACTATGTCCCCTAAAATGGGTAGACCTCCAGCAGAGAATCCAAAATCTAATCCTATTCATGTTCGCCTCGACGATCACGAGCTCGAAGTCCTTGACAAATATTGTAAAGAACGCAATCTCAAACGAACGGAAGGGATAAGAGATGGTATAAAACTGTTAGAGACTTTTATTGAAAAATAAGCAAGTCGTCCACACTTCCAATGAAAACGACCCGCTTATTCCACTAACGGAGTTCTCCGCTTGTGAAATTATTTTATCATTTAGCGGAACTCCTGTCAAATAGTATTTTACGCAGGAGGATAGAATAGTGAACGAATTGACCATTATTGACCGCAGCGGCGTAGATGTTGTGGACAGCAGAGAAGTTGCGGAAGCTGTCGGCAAGAACCACAAGGAGCTTCTGCGAGACATCAGAAATTACGCCGAAACCCTTGGAAAATCTAACGAGCGCAATTTTGCGCCGGTTGATTTCTTCATTCCCAGCACCTACACTGACGGCAAGGGCGAAAGCCGTCCGTGTTATCTGCTGACGAAAAAGGGCTGTGACATGGTAGCAAACAAGATGACCGGTGAAAAGGGTGTTATCTTCACCGCAATGTATGTCAGTGCGTTTGAGAAAATGCGTGAGAAGATTGCCAAGCCCATGACCGCAATGCAGATGCTTGAACTGCAAGTGCAGGTCAACAAAGAACTCTCTGACCGCATAGATGCGGTGGAAAGTAATCAGAAGCGTATCGCCGAAGCCTGTTCCGTCCCCGCCGTGGGGCGCGACGAGTGGCAGGAGAATATGAAGAAGTACCTTTCCGGGCTGTGCGAAGAATACAGCATGAGCTATCCCATTATGTACGACGACCTGTACAGCGCATTGGAGCGCAAGGTCGGGTGCAACCTCACCACGCGGCAGAGCAATATGCGCAAGCGTCTCAAGGCCGCAGGAGCGACGTACAAGGAGCGTCAGAGCGTTTCCAAACTCACGGTCATAGCTAAAGACCCGGCGCTCACGGGCGTGTTTGAGGGCATCGTACAGCGTTATGCGGCGCATCTTGCGTCGCGCAAATGGGACGGGAGGAACTGAACAATGACAAATGCTGTTGCAAAACACATGATAAATACACAGGGGCTGCTCGACGCCATCCGTATGTATATCGAGCCGATAACATTATGCACCGCTACAGAAGCGGAAAAGAAGAAATTCCTGTACTGCGATTGCCACATCGTTGTTCAGTTGCTCAATATTCTCGGCGAGAGGTTCGACGAAGAGAGCAGCATGGCGTGGGAGGTCGAGGACAAATACTCAAGGCTCTCATCCCAGAAAGCAAAGCTGGACAGTCTGGTGAACGTCCTCAACACATTCAAAATCGACCCTGTTGACCTCGACGATGACGATTACTGATTAAACAGGAAAGGAGAGCCGCCCCATGTTTGAGAAATACGATGCCGCATGTGCGGCATATATAGAGAATATGCGCAATAACGAGCTGTCGGCGCAGACAGTCACCGGTTATGCCCGGACGTTCCGACTCTTCCGCGAGAGCATGGCGCGCCACGGTTTTGCGGACGTGACCGCCGCCGCGGTGATGAAGTTCCGTTCGGACATCGCGCATGATGCTATCACCACAGCAAGTCTCTACATGGGGCAGCTCCGTCAGCTCTCCGAGTTCGCGGCCAGATACGGCTACACAGAGGCGTTTGTGTTCGACGATGCTATGCCGCCCAAGGGAAAGGTCACCAGAGCCAAGAAAAAGCCGTATGAGCACGTTCTGAGCGTTGAGCAGATACATTCCCTTATCTCCGCCGAACGCCCCATATACGGCAAGAAAATGGCCACATGGGCAAGGGAACAGGCGGAGGTCACGCTTATGCTCCTCTCCGGCGCACGCAATTCCGAGCTTCGTTTCCTCACTCCGGCTGACCTCGATTGGACGAACGGCTGCATCATGCTCCGCGTCACCAAGGGCGACAAGCCCCGCATGGTTCCGTTCTCTGCCGCGGCTCAGACTGCTGTGAAAAACTACCTCGCCTCCGGTATACGTCCGGACTCTGCCGATGACAATGCGCCGCTGTTTGGCTGCGTCAGCCGCAAAACAGGGGAGTGGAAGCCGTTGGAGCGTACCCAGCTCTCCGAACTTATAAACGGGTATACCAAGTCCGTGATAGGTGAAGAAAGTGCCTGCCGCTCCCATGCGCTGCGTCACGGCTTTGCATCCGCCGCGCTTGAAGCCGGTGTTGCGGTCGATGATATAAGCGGCGTTCTCGGCCACGCTGACACCAAGGTAACGGCGATATACGCCCAGCGCCTACACCCTGCAAAACTCGCGACCAGCATCGGCAATGTGCTTGAAAACGCCGTGGCAAGCCCTACGGCAGCCGTTTGATTGCGGTGATGTTTGATATGACGAAGCCCTCAGAACGCCACGTGGACGCTCTGAGGGCTTCTTGTATATGCTTACGCTTTGGTTATCTCGTTCCATGTCGCTTTTCCGCAGATCGTGTCAGCGTCTAAGCCGTGGTCGGCCTGAAAAGCTTTGAGTGCGGCTCCGGTCTGAGCGCCGAACTCACCATCAACCCATCTTGGATTGTAGCCCTTGTACTTTAACGCCGCCTGAAGCATAGCAACAGAAACATCTATGTCGCCGCTCTTCAGCTCCGGCAGGGAAACGGTTATGTTCCTGTCGAGCTGAGAGATTACGGGGGAGATATCCGGTACAGTCCCAGAACTGCCCTTGTATCGAAGAACTGTGTTCCACGGATAGTTATAGTACCCTCGCGTGTATATCTCCCGCCCGGTCTGGTCGCCGGTCTGCCCTCCGGTCGCGCTGCCATATTCGTTGATGCTCGCCTGCACGAGCTGCCCGCCGCCGATATACAGGGCGGTGTGGTGAATGTGGTTCAAGAGCACGTCGCCGCGCTCAAGCCCTGCACCGGTCGCGAGGTCGACGCTGCCGGTCACATCCTCGAAGCCATGCCTTAGCATGTCGCTGCGCATGTTGCCGGTGTAAGTGCAGCTGAGCGGAACTCCGGCTTTCTTAAACGCGGATATCACCAGACTGCTGCAATCGTAGTCAGGTCCCCAGCGGCTTGTCTGGTCGTAGCCGTGGCTGTCGTCCGCCGCTATCTCAAGCGCGCGAGTCACGGCATTGTCAATAATTCCCATGGTGTCCTCCTCACTCCGTATACTCCACGCCGTACCGGTCGAACAGAGCCTTGACCTTTACGTTCTTGAGTATCTTCTGCTGTTGGCCATGATTCAGCGCATCATAAACCGTCTGCAGTGCGGTTTTGGTATCGGTGGCTACTTCCTCCGCAGCTATCGTCCATTTGCCTTTACTCATTGACTGTTACCCCCAGCACATTCAGTGCATTCCGCATGTTCTGCTTTTCCTCATCGCTGCCGCCCTGCTTTATCTCCGCGATTTTGGCAAGGATGACATTCTTCCGTTCTTCTATCGTCATTTCTGTACCTCCAACGCAGTCTCGATTTCTGACAAAGCAGCTTCATATTGCGCTACCTCATATTCTAACTGCGCTTTGTAAAGCTGAGTGTATAGTTTCCATGGGGCTATCATCTCCCCGCTGAACGCCTGACCATCCCCACGTGTCCACGTCTCGCCGCTCGGCACATAGCGGTACCCCTCTACAAACTCTGCGCACTTGCCGTCGAAAAAGGGCAAGTCAAATTCGCGCATATTGCCGTCATTAGAGACATGACACTTGTATTCATTATCAATATAAATTTTCATCTCCTGTCTCCCTTAACTAAGCGTGATATTAGTAAGTGTGGCAGAACTAGTTTTTGCCCCCACTTCGGGATTTATGGAACCGAGCCTTTCATATGTCGCCACATAACATTCCGTGTTTATTCCGCTAATATCAAGTTCAATACGAGTATCACTGGTTTTCAAGTTAGCATAAGCGATAAAACCTATGTCGGCAACACCCGGAGGATAAGTGCTCCATGAGAACTTGTTTTCGGCTACTCCAATATACCAACCGTCAGCCTCAGATTTTATTACTGTCAGTTTGTTGTATTTTGAGAGGTCAATTTTATTCTCCGTATAAACACTGGCAGCTTTAGGGAACGTTGCGTCTGTGTTTGTTATACTAAAAGACAACACGTTAGACACGGTTGGTGTAACGCCTTTTCCTTTCCAGCCGCCAGTAACACCTGTATTGTCGCCGCCGTCAAAGAGGATCAACTCATACATCAGCGTCACGCTCTCACTTTGTCCATCAGTAGTAATAGATACTGTAGTAGACTTCGTCTTACCGCTGCTATCTGTTGCTGTCGCAATAATAGTATACGTCCCGGTTGCGCCTACTGTAGCCGTCCAAGTCTTGGCAGAAGTTCCGGTGTTGGTATCGCTGGCAATCGTTGCGCCGCTGCTATCTGTAACTACGCATGTGCTATTTGCGGGATATGTGATGGTGATAGTAGCGGAGAAATAAGCTATTGTAAGAGAATAATCTGCTGTGATTTCTACCGTCCGCGTCGTTGACTGACCACCGCCAGACATTGTGACAGTCCATACACCGGTTGAAAGACCCTTGAAGACTGCAACACCGCTGCTATTGAATGTCCGGGTATAGGTTTTCCCGTCTTTACTGACGGTCACGATGTCGCCTGCAATGCCGGTAACTGTAAGAGTACCACCGGAACCACTGCTGCCTCCTGCGTTTGTTTTTCCTATTGCCATTTAGATACTCACCTCCAACAGATAATTGTAGGTATCGTGACGGCTGCATCAGGCGCAGACGCCGCATATAGATATATACCGCCGTTATAGCACTCTGCTACGGGTGCAAAATTCCCACTCGTGGCATCTGTGAGCGAGAAAATGACCTCTGGAATCATGCTCGCTAAGACACCGGTAAGTCCCACAGCTGCCCTGTATGGGTAATCCGGATATGTACTGTTAGAGACAAATGATGCCGTGGCGATTGTGGTGTTAAGAAACTGCACTTTAACTGCATCGGAGGCAAGTTTCTGGTACGTCACACTACCATCCGAAAGTACTTCATTATTGTACGTATACTCGGCGGTAGTACCATCTGTAAATGTTATCGTGATTTGGGTTTGACCGTCTGCTGGGCTGCTGCCGACAATGGTTTTGATGCCCCGTGTTATCATCATCCAGTAATTTTGCCACCCTGCGGTGACACCGGGCTGAACATCCTTACTTGCAGCAAGCGCCAGCCACGAGCCGCCAAGGTTCTGCACACTGTCAAGAAACTCGTAGTTGGTATTTGCGGCATATGCGCCGCGTGGTCTGATTGATACTTTACCGAGGTCGTATTGTGCCATCTCTTATCACGCTCCTATTCTTTCATCGTCTGTGACAGCTGTAGCAATGGGGAAGTCGTTGACTGAAACTGCGTTTATGGTCATGGTTCCCGTCTGCCCTATCGGCCTTGTGAAGCCCTGTACAAGATGCCTCTCGGTGGGCGCTCCGGGCTTGTCCTCTCGCCGTATGGTTATGATCTGGTTTTCCACAATGTGGAACATCTGCGTCGTGGTCAAGGTCACAGTCTTGCCTAGCACGGCATAACGCTTGAGCTGCCATTCGGCATACGCCTGACACATTTCATCTGAGTAATAGTCCTTCATTGAAAGTCGCTTGGTTTTCAGCCCTATGCGGCTAATGCAGGTGTCAGAAGAAATGTCACGGTTCTGCGCTCTGCCACGGGCGGTAAGGCTTTCGTTGTTCGTCGCACCAACTACAATGACGTCGTTGTAGACCTCGGCGGGCTTCGGCGCGTACCGGATGCCAATCAGCTGCTTGCCCATCGAGAAGTCCCACAAAACAGGCTTGGACGTATCGAGAATGTCATCCTGTGACGGGTCGACTGCCAGCCTTCCGGTCGGGTTATAGCCGACCCAAGCGGCCAGCATCTCTACAAGTCCGAGGATGACCTCACCGATATTTCCTGTCTCAGAACTGAGATAGTCGTAAGGCGCGGTTATCAAACTCACACTTGTGCCGTCTGTCAGATTCTGCTTTTTGTCGTTGTAATAGCTGGTAAAGAGCGGTGCGACTGCATCTATAGGCGCGCCCGTCGTTCCGGACATATCAAAGCGGTTGAGCCTGAGCAGGGAAGCTATGGCGGCAAAGATGTTGGTTCCTGCATTTATGCCGTAAGCCCCCTCAAGGTTGCCGCCAAGTGTTCCGTCGATTGCTGCCCATTTGTCGGTCAGCTGATATGATGCCTGACGGAGTCCCGGCTCGAAAGCCTCTTCCGGATTCTCCACAAGGAAAACGCCTTGCGGAATATAGAAGTCTGTACCATCCGGGAGTATCAGCCCCTCGGAGAGCCTGATTTGCTGCCCAAACCATATCTTGTTGAGCGCATAGTCATATGCACCGTCGAGATTTGCAAGGGCGATGTTCACCTGCCTGCGGCTGCCATTCTGCAGGTTCACAGTTATGTCCCCGTCTTGGATGAAGGCTTTGGAACGTTTGTTCGTTACCTGATTATCCAGAGCGAAAGCCACGCTGCCGTTCGGCTGCAGGAACTCAAGCTTCGCCAGTTTTGTGAAGTCAGTCTTTAACGTGGAAAGGTATTGCTGCCAGTTTTTGCTATACATTCTGCGCTCACCCTCCCACGTTCAAAGTCGCCTGAAGGGTGTTGCCGTCAATGATTTCGAGTCCAGCAACGGTAAAGCCGTCAGTCGTTGTCTGAATGAGTCTTCCGTTTTTGAGACTAAGTACGGAGCCAAGCTCATAATCATCTTCGGTAGTCCATATAAGGCGCCCCGTCGACGGGTCGACCTTTATGCTGGTGAATATAATACTGTCACTCGGCCAGAATGTGGCTTCAGGCGAGTTGATTATCTTGAGTCCAGTTGCTTCTCCTACTTCGACCCATCCAATCGTCACGGTCTGCGGCATGGCCACGCTCTTATGGTCTACGCTTACCGTGACTGGCTGATTGGTATGGATGTTAAGGAAATGCCCCTTGGGGTCACGCAGGAATAAGGTGTTTTCAGATGTCGAGAGATTCCTCAGTGCCCGCGCCTGAGCCAAGGTGTCCGAGTATGTTGCATCCTTGCCTATCTTGCCAATATAACCGCCGACGCTGCCGGTAAGGTAATTAGGCGTTTCTGGCTGCCGCGTTGGGTATCGGGTGAAGTTCTTCTGCAGGGTAGGGGAGTTGTTGTTGGAGAACTGTCCCTCAGCCACACCGCCGCTGCCAAAGCGGAAGAAGTAGCTTGCCACAGCGGTATATGTGCCGTCTGCATTGGGAGTGGCTTCTATGATATTCCACATCCAGAACTGCACTTTCACGGCGTTGGTGACGATTGCAGCAGTGAGGTATGCCAATGGGCCTGTGGGGAAAACATAATATGTATATTCCTGCCCGGAACACGCACTCCAATCTCGAATCTCCCCGACTGCCCGCCCGACGGTCACGATCTTTTCAAGATTGCTCTGTCCGGTCATTCTGCGATAGATGTCGTAACCTTGAGTCGTTTCTATCTGCGCCCAAGTTACCAGTACGCTTCCGTCCGAGGTCTGACAGGCGCTTGCACTGCCGACCGAATCTTCGGATACCTCGTATTCAACATGGAAGTCTACCCAGCCGCTTGACGCATCAACGCCGTTTACCGTCTGAACATCAAGGATGATGCTGTAACTGGTGTCGTTGAGGAATCCGGAATAGTCTACCCTTAACTCACCGGTTCCATATATTTTGCCGGTGTCCACAAACGCGTCTCCACGGTTGCCTTCGCTGTCAACTTCGCATATGCGCCACCGTACCCATGCAAGAGCATCGTCCTGTGCCTGAGAATATGTTCCGGTAAAAGTGGCCGAATAGCCGGTCAGGGGATCGCTTATTGCAGATATGGCCACAGTCGGGAAACTCCTGCCAAGGAGCAGCGATGCAGTTGATTGGGTTACCGAATCGGTGCCGCTCCACCATTGAGTAATCACGAACTTGTATTCGTTGCCGTTCGTGATGCCGCTTGCGCTCAGTGTCGCTTTTGGGATGGTTACGGTATAGAATTGAGTCTCTCCTGCGTAATTCACGCCCCAAAACGGGGTCGTAAGCAAGACTTTGCCGGTGTCGTACTTTTCGGTAGAAGCAGAATTGTTTTCATAGAGAACAATTTGATACGCAAGCATAGGGGAATCCCCATTGACTTGCCAGCTTATGTCCAGCGGCTGCGTCAGGTCTACTGTACCGCTGCTGTTTATTTCATCAGGGCTTATATTTGACGGCTGAAAAAGCAAAGCTTCTCACCTCCCATCACTTCGGCCCGTCGCCGAAACACCATGCTTTGCCGGTCGACAGGCTTCCCCACCAGATGACAAGCACTGTGTCTCCGGCTGTGGCGGTTGCGACTTCTTCGCAGTACGGGATGGATATCGTGCGCCCGTATGGCTGACGCACAGATATCTTCCCGTTACTTGGAGCGGCGACGACATCGAACCTGTCCACGCGCAGGCAGTTCCCAGTTCTCTCGGTCACGGCCTGATCTACCTTGGGTTTTAGTGCGTTCCAAAACTCTATAATTCCTTCGAGCATATTAGCGCCTCCCGTTTAAGTGAGCTTCAAAGTCTTGAGCTTTTCGGCAAGCTCCTTGACGGTCATATTCTTTGCCTCTGTTTCGGAGAGCTTCAAATCGCCGAACTGGTAGTATACGTCGTGACTGTCGGTGCTGCGGAAGATGCTCTCTCCGGTGGTATCGGTGGTGTTCTTTGCACCGCCTGAAATGGCGTGCAGAATATCGGCAATGCGCTTCTGCTCCTCATCGCTCGCGTTCGCTATCACCTCTCGCAGCGCCGGACTCATGGTCAGGTCACCAATATCACCGATATTGCCGTTCTTGATCGCATCAAGTTCCTGCTCGATTTTGGCATCCTGATAATCTTTCTCTGCCTCTGCCAGATTCTCTTGAGCCTTGAGGATGTCATCGGCTTTTGCCACCCATTCCCACTGTCCGGTGACTGGATTGTAGATTCTGACCGTGCGCTGTTTCTTGGTGTTTTCAAGCTCCTGCCGTGCCTTTTCAACCGCCTGTTGTTTCTCTGCAAGCTTATTGGCTGCGTTGGTCGAATCGGTAAGAGCCTCCAATGAGTCGACCAACTCGGCCATAAGGTCATCTGAGTAGCCATAACCGCGGTTGAGCAGGTCGAGAACTTCGTTTGATGTATTGCTATACCCCTTGTCAAGATACTGCTGCACAAAATCTTTAACGAGTTCTGCGGCTTGCTGCTGCAAAGCCTGTTCCTTGGCGCGGTCGTTCTGGTTTCGGGCGAGTTCTATCTGCTTATCGAGGTTGTCAAGCTTTTCGCTGATTTCCTTTTTAAGCGGATCGTCGTCTTCGGTGTTGCTGGCTGTGCTGCCGCCTACACCCGTACCTCCACTATAATCGCCACCATAAACGCCACCGTTGCCTGGCTTGCCAAGACCTGTACCGCCTGCGTGCATCGGAATTTCTTCCTTTTCGTCAGACAGCATATCTTGGGTCTGCTTGGCAGTGTAGACTTTAGCGCCTGGGGACAGGTCGACAATGGCCATTTTACCGTCGTTGGCTATATAGGCGTCGCCTTTGTCTACAATAAGCTCTGCTGAACTGCCATTAACCGGCGCACCGTCATTGACCAGCGCGCGCCCGCCCGGAGCGTTTTGCGTGCCGCTTGCATTGGTGGGAACCAGTCCGCCATTCGCTGTTCCCTTGTACTTGCGCTCTATTGTTGTGATAGTGACGGTTTTGCTTTTGATCGCGTCGATACGTGACTTGATGCCGTAGAGCACACCGCTCGCGTTATCTCTGACGGCAACGTGTATCTGCTTGGAATCGGGGATTTCTTTTGCCGCGTCGCCAACGTCCCGCAGGTCGCTTGCGGCTTCTGCGGCGCCAGAAGAATCTACATCGGTCTCTACCGAACCGCTCGCATCTTCTTTTGCTTGATTGATGTCGTCAAGCTGTTGTTTAGCTTCCCCGTCACCAGATACTGTTACCGGGATATCTGTTGGTTCTGAAGCTGTTTTTTTCTGCTCATTTAACTGAGCAAGCTTCGAGTTTGCCTCTTTCGTTTCTGCATCGATGTCAAATGAAACAGGATCCTCAATTTTAGCTTTGGCATCGTCTGTCTCACCGAGAAGTGCCTGAATTGTCGAGATTATTTCGCTGCGGGCTTCCTCGGCAGACCCTACGCCGAGTTTGTCTGCCCAGTTGATGGCACCGGCTCGTTCCAGCCCCTCAAATACACTGAGAAGACCTTCGACGGTCGTCTGTCCGGTGATTTGAGACAGCGCAGAAGCATAGTCTGACAGCGAATGAGAGTTCTCACCGAGCTTGTCGCCCAGCTGAGATACGATATCAGCGGCTTCCTCTCCGGTGTAGAAGATACCGTCCATGTAGACACTGAGTCCCTGAGCGAGAGCCTGCGCCATCCCCTCGGTTATTCCGAGCTGTTCTGCGAGCTGCTTATAGGAAGAGATTGCGGTGATTATGCCATCCTCGTCAACAGACACAATGCCGTCGAGGGAGCCGCTCTGAGCCGCTTCCTTTATGACATCTTGGAACGCTCCAAACATGTCACCGCTGTTGAATATTTTGCCGAGGTTGCTGTCGCTCATTGCCCATTCCATGGCATCGGCGACACTATACCCAAACTGCTGTTTTATATCGTCGGGGATAAACTGATCGTAGAAAGACTTGACGTATGCCGAGCTGACTTTGCCTGCCTGAAAGTCCTTCATGGCGTTGTTGAAGGCTGTCTGCATCGCATTTGCGTTGGCTTCTTTGTCAGCCAGCCCGTCAAGTTCGGCGTTGTATCTCTGTAAAGCTTCTGTCGCTGCGTCGACCGAGTTCTTTGCTTCCTCAAAAGAACCTGCTACAGAATCAGAGGTATCGGTGCTCTTTTCTTCGATGAGGTCTAATATATCCTGCTGATTAGCTAAGGCGTTATTGTAGTCCTCTACCCGGGGCTTGAGACTGGTAATTGCTTTTTCAATCTGATCGTATCGGAAAGTTTTGCCACCGATTTCGGTGAGTTTCGCGCCATCCTTTAGCATCTGGGACCTTATAGCTGAAAGTTTTTCATAGACCGCAACATACTGCTCGGCTGTTGTTGCGATTTCGCCGGTCTCTTTACTCAGCGCAGCCAGTAGCCCCGAAGGCATATCGCCGAGTATGCCGCCCCCATTAAGTGCTGGGTCTGTAAGCTTGCCTTCCGCAGCTATTACAGAGGCGGAGGCTTCGTCCGCAAGAGATTCTAACTTAGATAAAGTTAGGTTTTCATAACTATCTGCCAGCCCGTCTACTTCGCCTCGCTCCACCCCTAAGGCTTCGGCAAGGGATTTGGATGCTTGCGCGAGACGCTTGTCAGCTTCTGCAGTGCCATCCACGGCCTTTGCTGCTGCTGTGTATTCAGAGTAAAGCTCGGAAATGTTCGCGGCCTCACTCTTTGCCTCTTTCCCGCGGTCTATGATTTCGTCATAGGCGCGTTCCGTGGCGTCAATGGCCAATTTTAACGTAGCTATCAGTGCTACAATGGCGGCCGTTACGACGGGGAATGGGTTTGCCCGTAGTCCCTCTGTAAGCAGCGACCATCCCGCCTTGAAGTCCGCTGTGCTTTTCGTCATTCCTATCAATGTGGAGATGAACGCTGAACCTTTTATAGACGTAAAAGCTTTGCCCAATAGCGCCGCTGCTGTCGCCGCTGTTGTTGCTGTTATTATCAAGTGCCCAAAGTCGCTGTCAAGAACTTTAACAAGCCCAGTAATGACGTCGAGAGCGCCTTTTATGAGACTGGTATCAACCATGTTGGAGACGAACTCAGTCCATGTGTTCTTGAGGATATTTGCCTTTGCATCCCAAGTATCAAGCATGACGCTGACTTCCTGATCGGCGCTGCCTGCAGCGACGCCCATATCAGCCAACATGTTTTTGTACATACCAAAGTTTTCAAGGAGCGCAAGGAGTTGGTTCGTGCGGAGTTTTCCACCGAGAGCAGAAACCATCTGCATCAAATCGGCTTCGGAAATCAGCCCGTCCTTTGCTGCCTTTGACAGTGCTTCGATGGCTTCCATCGGGTTTATAAGCTTCCCTGTGGCCTCTGCCGCCGCGACAACATCGGGGGCGTACTTCTGGAGTATGCCGCTAAGAGACTGTACGGATTCCTCGGTTGCTGTCACGCCATCCGAAATTTCGGTAGTAGTATCGCCTAGAATGTTGAGAATAAGCGCTCTGGCCGCAGTTGCCGCCTTTGTACCGCTCTCCTGCGTAGTGGCGGTGATCGTGCCGAGCATGGCCATGGTTTCTTCCATGGACATTCCAGCCATTGAGGCTACATTGGCAACGATGGGCAAGCCTTCGGCTATTTTCTGAATGGAGGTCGCATAGTTGTTATCTATAGTGTTTGCTTCATCCAGTGCGAGGGAAAGCTTTTCAACATTGCCGTGATATTTCCATGCAGCATCAGCCGAAAGGAGAAACTGCGATGCTGTCTCCTGATCCGTGTCGCCGACGAGCTGCGTCTTTATGGCCAACTCGCCAAGACCCTGTGCGGCTTCTTTGTAACCTGCACGGGCGAAAGTAGAAACGTTCTGGAGGTACTCGTTTGCTGCAACGCCGTACTTAGATGCGGTGGAGTACGCCGATTCGCCAAGAGCATCCATCTCGTCCTTGGTCATGCCGGTGACCTTGCGCACGGTCGCAAGCTCACTGTCGACCTCTTTCATGGTGGAAAGAGCTTCAACAAAAGAGTTCTTCACGGCGGCAATGCCGTTGCCTATCAGCTGCCATGCCGCCTGCTTGGCAACGATACGACCAAGGCTGTCTCCCAGCAGATCGGTCAGCGCCGAAGTTTTCTGCGCCTCGGTGCCCGCTTTTTGCGTTGCGGATGCGGCTTTGGTCTGGCCAGTAGCCAATCTATTGGCCGACTGCGCGGTTTTCTCTTGTTGTGCGGCAAGTCTGTTAGAAGTTTGCTTCGTTTTTTCCTGCGCGACCTGAACCTTGGCTTCTGCCGCTGCCTGCTTTGCGCTTGCAGTAGCCTGTTTGGTCTGCTCTTTCGCCAGCTGGATAACCGACTTTGAGACTTTGTCAACAGCCCCGGCGTTGACTTTTATCTCTATTGGTGTACTGCTCAGTCTTTTGCCGATGTTCTCTATGTTGGTAAGCGAGGCTATCGCTTTTGCGTCATTTACATTTACTTGTATCTGTACTATTGTGCTCATTCAGCGTTAACCTCCGCTTGCAACATAACGGCGCATAGTGTATAATCTATATAGAAGGGAGTTGATATCATGAATTGGGATGAATCCCAGATGGCTGCTCAAGCCTTCGCACAAGGTCAAGGAGGTATGTCTCTCGGCCAGCAGTGGGCGCTTGCTGCCATGCTGCGAACTGATAAGTCCTCAAAAGCCAAGAAAAAATCCTCTCCAAAGCCCACAAATCCGGTCAAGAAGCCGTGAATCCCATAGCCCTTAATGCAGCGGCAATATCACTGTCGGCTTTTCCATCGTCCACGTATTCGTCTCGCGCTTCATCCATAAAGGGACGAGCAAAGGGCTGATGCCAAGCAGGATCGCCCTCCTCGACGATTGGAGTGAGATCAATGCCGTCGGCGTGCTGCGGCTCTGCTGTGTTTTCCAGTGTCAGTGTCAATCCATCGACGGTGGTCAGCATGGTCGTGTCATCAATGAGACCTCCATTTTCTTCGCGCCGCTTGTACATAGCGGATGGAGACGCAGGGTAGCTGTAAACATTTTCTTTTGTCTTTTTCTGTATTGCTTCTTTTAGCCCATCAGCAACGCTGTCTCTTAGTGCATTTTTAATGGCCGAATCTAGCAATCCGCGAATCTGCAAATAATCTTGTAAGACGCTCATATTGCCCTCCAAAACACAGAAATAATCCCTTGTTGAAAGAATCATTCATCTGTCTTGGATAAGCCCCCGACTTGCGCCGGGGGCTTTATTTTGATTTAGGTGACGGTTACGGGGATTGTGTCGGTGTAGGTCACCTTGGAAATGCTGTTGGTCACGGTGACAGTGGCCGTGGTGGTACCAGCAGCTACACCGGTCAGCACAGGGGAGTGCGGGTCGTTGAACTTCGCAGTCTCTTCTGCGCCAGTGGAAAAAGTGACCTCACTCATGTCGGAGATGTTGGTGAGATTACCGGCAACGTCATACTTGGCGACAAGCTCGGTGGTCTTGCCGTTTACTACGGAAACACCTGCGCCAGCGCCGACAAAGTAGACACCCTCGACGGAACCGGTGGAAGTGCCGGAAACAAACTCATCAACGATGTAGCAGTAGTTCGGCATGGCGTTGCTTACGCAGACATCGGTGCCGACTTCATCAGCGGTCAGGCAGTTGCCGGACAGGTCAACAGAACCGGGAGTGGTCTGGTTGATGGTGTCGGACAGTGCGCCGGTGAAGAAGTAGTAGGGGATGTAGTAGTGGCGAATCTTGAAGAGAGAAGAGTTCTTCGCATCACCGCCGCCATTCTTGGCGTAGATGTTGACCGCAAAGTGGACGCGGACGACCTTCGGCTGGAACAGCGCGGGAACTGCGAGCTGCAGGGCAGAGCTGTTCTGCACGAAATACTTCACGCAGTAGGTGTTGCCGGAAACAGCGGTGAAGCCCTGAATAGTGCCATCGCTGCCGACCTTGTAAGCCTTGCCGCTGTTTGCTGCCACCGTGTCCTTGTCATTGCCGGTAGAGCCGAGAATGTAGGCCACAGCGCCGTTCTGACCGCCAAGGGGAGCCACAGCACCGGTTATGGTCAGCGCCTCACCGCTTGCTACAACGGGCTTCGAGGTCTCAACGACGCCGTTACCGGTCAGGCTCTGGCCGATAGTCAGCGCCATGTTGTTCAGCGCGGAGTCGGCGGTCTTGGCCGTGAAGGTCAGACGGGAGGTGTCGGGAATGTTGATGATAAGCATGTTGCCGGGGCCGCCTTCAACTGCGCCGTCATTCATGCTGCCCGCGGGAGAAAAGTCGGTTACGTACTTGGAGAAGCCGACAAGATCGTCGGTAGCGACATCGAACGCCTCAAAGTACACGATTCCCTTGGAAAACTCATACTGAGGGTTGAAAGAATACATTATGTATCACTCCTTGTTATTTTGACATCGGCTCAGGGAGTTGCCCCTTTGCCTTGGCTTCGAGCTGTGTCAGTGTCTTGAATCCGGCAGGCAGCTCCGAAATCCTGTCGAATTTCCACGTCGGATAAGGCGCGCCTTTCTCAAACTTCGTGAGCCCGACCGCTTGAGCCAACGTGTAGATTTGGTAACCGAGGGTTCTGTCGATTGCTCTGTCAAATCCTCTGAATTTGCGTATCGGCCAGTCCCATAGCTCGTCCGCATCTTTTCCCACATTCGCGGCTACGGAATAGACCCACGCCTCGATCTCAATATCGAGCTTCGGCATATTTTGGCTGTTTAGGTACTGCTCTGCCGCGACCAGTTCCGGGTTCCATTTTTCGTCCGGAAGCTGATAGTCGTTTTGGGCGGCAATTATCTGCCGTACCTCATCCAGCATCTGGATGGTCAGAACAGTTTCGTGCTCCCTGATGTAAATGCCCATAAGAGTGCCCTCTTTCCGCAGGGTGGAAAGCTGATACCCGTATGCGCCGTCAGGCAGTTTGATTCTTTCAAGCCTCAACGCTTTTGCTACAACATTGAGAACTGGTTCCAAAAAAGGACTGCCGTTGCCGAGCTTGTCCATTTCGTCAAGGCACTGACACCATGACAGGCGGGCAAACTTCGGCGGCAATGAGGATTGCATAAGTTCAAATGCGGCGGCTGCGCTTCGATACAGGGGAAAGTCGCGCACCGTCAGCGGGTAAAATGTCAGTCCGTTGAACTCGATTTCTTTGTTTTCTCGGACTTCATTTGCATATTTATTAACGCCTTGCATATTTTCTCCTCGGCGTGTATGCCTTTAGATGTTGTCATCGCCGTTCCAGTCGATGTACTGATAAATCTTGTAGCCAGTGTTCACACGCTCATCGTCGAACTTCGTGATCTGGTAGGTGTTCAGCGAGCCGACCCCGCCGAAGTTCACACCTTCAGTGGCTTCAAGAATCGCCTGTACTATGGCGTAAGACCTTGAATTTCCCATCACCTGCATGTTTGCTTCAATGCCGTAGTTGCACATGATGCAATAGATGATGGTCTGTCGAAAAACGTAGGTGTTTTTCTGTTGGATGCGGTTTGCGGGGCCGAGATAGATTCTTAAAACGCTCTGCGCCGTATCCTGACTCTGCCTGACGAGTTCCTGTGGGAAGATTCTGTATCCGCGTTCTGCATCAGGAGGGTCTGCTGGGTGCAGCGGGTCAAATTGAATCGCCTTGATTTGCTGCGGCGTCGGAAGCGGCTGTTCAAGCGGCTTTGCGCCGTCCCAATACAGAAGCTTCTTGAGCCTCGCCCTCGGAAAACTGTTATCAGAGGGCGGCGTATAGCCGCGCGACGGCAAGTCCATCAGGTATTTCATCAACCTGTACGGGATCTCTTCGGCTCCCTCCATCGTGTTGCCCGCTACAACCTTCGTATAGGGGTAGTAGGGACTATCTGTGGAGGGCTGCGCGCCTATCCAGTCAGGCATTTTCTTTCTCCTCCTGAATCTGCTCTGCCATGCCTTTGACCTCCTCCAACTGCGCGAGGATTTCTTGAGTGACCTCCGGCGTGATAGCCGCGGACAGAACTTTCACTACACGCCCCACAGGGTCGTTGTTCTGCTCTATCAGCGCATGTATGCTGTCATTAAGCATCATGGAGAACGTCTTGAAATCGTTCATAATTTCATAAGCCTTGTCCGAAAGATCGTTGTCATGGCGGCGCACAAAGCGGTTCATTTGCGAGAAAACATGGCTCTGCGCCCACTCGTCGTAGGCTTCCTCGCTCATGCAGGCATCGAGAACACCGGCAGTCTTTTTGCCATCAATGTACGAAACTTTCTGCTTTTCAAAATCCTGATGAAGATAAAGCTGGGCGAGGACGCCCATAAGGTACTGTTGCTTCAAGCCGAAGCGCTCTTTCAGCAGCGGCGGGAGCATATCCCCGCCAACAGATTTCGTTTCCTCAACACAAGCGATGGCAAAATACTTTGCCATGCCCTCTTTCTGCGCCAAACTGAGATAGTCGTCAGCATTTCTCAGCATTTCTTCTGTTATCGTGATCGCCATCGTCATTTCTCCTTTTCCTTTGGCGTTAAAGCTTATTTGCGGCGTTTCTGCACGCTTTTCTTTGCGAGGGTATCCGCGCCCGCTTTAGCGACTACCGGCTTCCCTGCGCTCTCCTGCGGCTTATCAGCGGCGTTTTTCTTGCAACGCACCCATTCAGGGAGCAGCACTGCGCATCTTTTCTGCCCACAAAAACGCTGATAGGGGCAAAGCGAATGATACAGATTCTGTTTATCCACGGCGGAGGGCATTGGTTCTCGGTCACAGATTATGTAAGGGATGCCGTCTGCCTCGCGAGCGTGGGTACATTCGTACTTCATGGGATTTCACCTCAATCCAAAAGTTCTATGCTCATTTGAGCGGTACTGTCTACGCGCGTGGCTGTCACTATCAGTGGCTTATCTGAAAGCCCGTAGCAGGTGAGTGTTGCCTTATTGCCGCGCACGTCTGCACTGTATGCGTCCTCATCAGCTCCCGAAAAACTGAAAGTGACAACATCGTCTGTTGCAGTACCGTTCTCGAACCAAGCTGCGCTTATCTCGGCAGCTTCAAGAGAGTGAAGCGCTGTCAGGGGAGTGCTGGTAAAGGCGACGTAGCCTTCGCCAACAGCGGCAACAGTGATGTCCACGGTCTGCGCAACGTCCGGATTTTGAGCAAGCGTAACGGTTACTGTCGCAGAGCCTTCTCCAACAGCCTTTACAAGCCCGTTTTCATCCACTGTGAGCACGTTTGTGTCAGATGATGTAAATACATAGGTAATGGGGTTCTCGGCAGTAGAAACAACGCTCTCGCCGTTCCTAATGCTCTTTACAGCTATCGTCTGAATCGCCCCGGTGTTCATGCTCTTGTCAGCCGTTATGGAGAGCTGCCACTTGAAGGCAAGCCCATCGGCTACTCCGCGCTCGAAGTCATCCTGTGGAAGCGGCTCTGTCATCTCTATCGTGAAAGTGATGATATGTACGCTGTCCGCCTTGTTCGTGAACTCCCTCGTGAAATTGTTCACGCCGCGCATTGCGTAAGACATATTGCCCAAGAGCAGCCGAGTGTTCTCTACAAACGCTTTGGAATACTTATTGAGCTGACACACGCAAGAGATATAGTTCTTTGCAGTGATACTGTTCTCCGTTGCATGGCTTGCGTTGCCGAGAGTGCCCATCTTGGCGTAGCTCATGGGGATAGAAATGACGTTGCCGTAGTAGTCGAGGACATTAATGACGGCGTTGCAGCGCCGCACAACAGCCTGACCTATTCCAAGCCCCATGTTGTTGGGCTTGTAGACGATCCACCAGTTGTTGGCATATTGCATGTAAGAGCCGATGGGGATATAAGTCAGTCCTGCGGGTTGGATGATATAGATACGCTGCCAGTCGTCCGGCTGCAATTCGCCCGTGGCGGAGGAAGATGCAAAGGTCGAGCGGATCTGGATGGGCGTGTATTCGTACCAGTCTTTGGATGCATCTACTCCCTGACAGGCTGTGTTGAATACATTGTCTGCGAGATCACCAACGTCTACGGCATTAGCCTGCGTCGGATGGGTGAAATACTGCTTTTGCAGCCCCTGCGAGTGCATCCACTCGTTTGTCAGCGGGGCGTAGTCGCATCCGCCGACCATCCCGGCGTTTCGCGCCAGTTTGTTCAGATTCATGCCCCGCCTCCTCTTATCAAAGATTTGTGCTGAGAACAGTTGCTATGTAGTTTCTGTTCTCCTCGTAGTGGCGGAGCATGCCGTAGAACTGCTGCATGACCTCTTTCTGCCGCGCGGTGTTGGCGTTCGTCTGTGAAGCCTCGCTTATCGTCGTGAAAGAGCTGTCGCGTATCTTGGATGTGCGCTCTATGGCGTTGTTGTCGAAGCGGTGCTCCCACGCCGCGTATATCGCATAGGCGAGTATGGTCTGCTCCGTCCGGCTGAGGTCTGCGGCAAACTCGCCGCTTTTATAAAAGTTGATGGACAATGTATCGTCCGGGGATAGGTCGATGTTCACAACAACGTCGCCGGTCTCAGCGGAGTAAACACAGGAAACAGGGGAGTAAGTCACATTTCCAAACTGATCTTTGCCCATAAGTCCGCATGAGCAGATATCGAAGCCGGTGAGTCCTGTTTCTATTGTCACGGGTGCTTCCTGCTTCTCTGTGGGGGTGTAGTCCACATCCTCGAAATCTGGGGCGGTAAGGTTTTGCAGTTTTAACAGCATTTCAGGCGGACGGTTGAAAAGGGGAATAGCCCAATCCATGTACGCTGCCATGCGGTTGTAGAAGACAGCGAGGCGGTTTTTCATGTCCCAATCAAGGGACAAATCGTTTTTTATGTAGGTCATCGCCTGCGTTTCGATTGGTTCCCATGCTGTGCTCATTCAAAACTCACCTCGCTTCCGAAAAATTCATTTACTTAATGCCGGTGATGACGCCAACCTCTACGCCGTTGCCTTTGAGGGTTCCAATCCAGTCCTCAGCTACGCCGTGTATGTAGGTCTCAAGGTCTATGCTGGCAGCTTCAAGGACTTTAATTGCACTGCCGCTCATCTTTTTAAGGGTCAAATTAACAAGTTCTGCGCCGAGTTTTGCAACCTGATCTTCCGTGAGCTTGCCCCCCTGAGTCTCTTTCCAAGCGGAAACAAAGAGCTGATTCAGTTCACCTACGGTCTGGATGGCGGCATCTTTCAGCTCATCCTTGGCGGCGTTGATGTTCTCAAGGTGCTTGTTCTTTCCTATCTTGGCCGTGAGCCACGCAAATGCGGTGGTCAGGGCTATGATCGCAAGCTGGGTAATGAGATTGGCAGCAATTTCCACTGCTGCATTGGTCATGTTTTCTATCATTTTGGTATCTTCCTTTCTTTTACTCTGATTGGGAGGTCCCCAACTTTTGCCATGACATCGTCGTAAAAGCCGTTCCCTTTGAGGGTGGTGTGGTATACTTCGTGCATGCGCTTCAAGTCTGCGAGGTCATCCATCCAAACGAAGCCCTGCTCGACGTACTTCTCACACAAATGCTTGACCCGGTCGCCCAAGGACTCCTTTTCGCCTGCCATCACGTCCGCGATTTTTTTTTCGAGTTCGCTAATTTTCTCTCCGATGGACTTAATGGCCTCTTTGATTTCTGCGATGTCGCTATCCTGAAGCTTGTCATTGTCCGCCTTGGCTTCGGCTTTATCAGCTTTCTGCGCCTTTCTGTTTGCCGCTAATTCAATAAGCTTGAATGCGCCATTTATAATGGCTGCCCCGGCGCTGCCGCCAAGTATCGCAATGACCACTTCATTCATTTGGGAACATCCTCCTGATTAGACATCTTCTGCATTCAGCGCTTCGAGCATGGGCTTGAAAATGCCCTCGCCGTTGTGCTTTTCCTTAGATATATTGTTGAGCGCTACGACTCTGGCACGGCTTACATACCGCTTGAGGGGGCTGCCATCGTTCAGATAGGCATCCATGAAGCGCGCCGCTACAAGCTCCTGATGCTCCGCGCACAGGCTGCCGAATATCTCTGCGGCTTCGGGGATCTCTTTCTTGAAGAAGAAATCAAAAACACCCTCGCGGCGGATGACTTCATTTTCGGCGTACTCGCAGTCATAAAGGCTTCTCTGCTCGTCGGTCAGGCCGTCCAGCACTATGATTCTTCGGGTTTTGATGAGTTTTGCTATCAGCGGTGTGATGAACGTGCTCTCAAACTCGCTTAGAGGAACAGAGAACACTCGTCCGCTGCCACTTATCTTTCGGCCATTGCCGATGATGATCTCGTTGTTCGGGATAACGCTGTCAATGTAGATGCACTGCACCATCTTCTCGTTGGGAGTGACATATACCGCCTGTACAACAGGCTCTACGGGCTTCTCCGCTTCCTTCGGCTTGGCAGCTTCAGCAGCCTTTTCAGCCGCTTTCTTCTTCCTGCCCTCGGCCATTTTTCTTTTCTGCTCTTCGCTCATTGCCATCTCTCAATTTCTCCTTTCATGGCAGATGACAGAGGAGGGAGGTTGTCCCTCCTCTGCTTGCGGATTATCAGGCGCTGGTGACGCCAGAGATGATGCCTATACGGCTTGCCAGGACGGGGGCAATATCGACGCTGTCGACCTGCAGAAGCTCGATTCTGCCGGTTGCGATGGTGTCCTCGCCCGGAGTGAGGGTGATCTGAGTGTCAGCGCCCTCCTCGAAGCACATGACCATAGGTGCATAGCGCTCGTTTGCGCGGGCAGCGATGATAATCATGTCGGTCGGGAAGATGCTGGTCAGAGTGGTGTTGATGGTTTCCGGAGTGGAGGTGGGCTGAATCTCGTAGAGAAGCACGCCATCCTTGGAAGTTATGTAGCCGTTGCGGAAGTACTGATCGCCGAGCTGGTACATGATTGCGTTGGCAAGTCCCGTGGTATCGGGGATGACATTGCGCAGCGCCATGAAATCACCGTAGGCGATGAGCTGATCGCGGCGAACACGGTTAGCCTTTGCAACGTTCTGGCAGACGGTCGCCCAGTTGTTGCTCGTGTAGCTGGTGGCTTTCAGAGCGGAGGGGACGTACTTGGTGTTGCCCGCAACCTCAACAAAGGCGGTGGTGAACTTCTGCATGATGTAGGCCGCATAGCCGCCAGCCATTGCGGCGACGGTATCGACGAGGTTGCCCTCGTTGCCGATCATCTGGTAGAAGTTGATAACGCCGCGAGTGGCGAAAGGCTTGGGGTTCAGCGTGATAGTGTTGCCGTAGAGCTGATCCTGCGGTACGCTGCGCAGAGCAGTCCAAGAGGTGTCTCTGTACTGGAACACAGCGTTGGAAGTCACGTTGATGGTCTTGGTCTTGCCCTTGGGAGTGGTCTCCACGGAAACCATTTCACCCACCAGCGGGGAAATGAGGGCAGGAGTTACGGGGTAGTAGGTAGCCCCGATGATGGTTGCCATGACCTTGAGGAAGATAGGGTCGGTGGCGAGAGACATATTGGCAAAAGTGCTGCGATCCTTGCGGTCAGTAGACTTGCCGACAACGGAATTTGCCTTGGAAGCGGCAAAGTAGAGCACGTCATCAGTCCACTCGCGGCACTGCTCCTCAAAAGCCTTCGCGCTGTTGCAGGCAAACGCAAAGTCCTCAGTGGGCTTGCCAGCAGCGGCAAGCGCTCTGTTTTTCTCGCGGCCAGCCTTCTCAAGAGCGAGGATCCTACCGCGAGTAACAAGGTCTGCGTACTCGTCACCGGACAGCGGTTTGCTGGTCAGGTTGCCGAGGGCAGAGTTAAACTTCAGCAGTTCATTCATTGTTGTGCTTCCTCCCTTCCTTATGCTTTGCGGCACAGCATGTTGAATCTGCTGCCCGCGTTATAGTTGGACTCAGTCCAGGCGTCGATGCCGAGCCCCTTATCGAGCTCAAAGTAAATGCCAGAACCGGCTGCGGGGGCGGCATTGGTGCCGACGAGCTGTCCGTTTGCGATGGTGGCGTAGATGTTGGTCGTAGCGTCTACAGCAGTGGAGAAGTTGCCTTCGCCGAAAGCGTAGGTCTCGCCGGGAATAGCCTTGGAGAAGGTGTCCAGTACACCGGACGGGATGCCAAGGCCGAGAGTGTTGATCCCCTCTGCGTAAAGACCGTTGCCGATCGTGCCGCGCTGTACGTCACCGGGATTGCAGAAGTAAACGTCCTTAGTGCCGTCTGCGGCTGCGGTCATCTGGTAGCCGCCGGTCGCCATGTGTGCGCCCTTATTGCAGATGAAGCCTGCGGAGCAGTCAGCGGGGGTGAAGGTCGTGCCGGAGAGGCTGCCGAACTTACCCGCGATGTTCTGCAGGTCGTCGTTGCGGTTATTCCACATTCTCGGAAGGAATGCGGTTTTCTCAGTAAAAGCCATTATTTTGTCACTCCTTTTTCATTATTCGTGAGCGTCGCCCTTGAAAAGCTCGCCGAAAGTGCGCGGACTGCCGCCAGAGTTGCCTTTGATGTTGTTGAAGTTGAAGTAGTGTTTCTCGCTTGCTTTGGCAGCTGCTTCGTCGAGCTTCTTCTGCTCGTCCATGCACAGCGCCTTGACACTCATGCGTACTTCCGCTTCGCCGATCCAGTTGCCATCAGCGTCCTCACGAGCGGTGAAATCGCCGTTCTCAACCCTCGCCTTGAGGTCTTTGAGGATTTCGCTGTCGAACTTGCCCTCCGCGCCGCTGCACTGCTTGAACTCGTCCTCAAGGGCGGTCTTTGCGGCGTTCAGGCGGCGCTTGTCCTCCTTGCCCTTCATCGCGTCAAGCTGCTCTGAAAGGTGCTTGATGGTCTTTGCGTCTGCCTGCGCCTGCTCAGTTGCGGCGTTGTAGCGGATTTCAGCCTCGCCCATAAAGGCATCGAGACTCGCCTGAACTTCGGATTCGCCTATCTTGTAGGAAACGTAGGCGTTGGCTCTCATTATTCGGTCAGGAATGATGTTGCCCTTGTCGCTCTCCTCGACGGAGTAGGTAAAAGGCTCACCGTTCGCGTTCACAAGAGCCAGAAGTTTCAGATCGCTCGAAGCGCCGACCACGGTATAGCCGTTGAACTTCTCCGACAGCGCCTTGAGTCGTGCTTTGTCAATCATGTTTTCTTTCACTCCTTTGTCGTGTGTGGTTGTTTTGGCTGTAGCTTCCTTTGCGTATGAGGCAGCTTTGAGACACATCTTTTCCATGCTGTTTCTCATCGCAGAGAGGGACTGGATGGTCGCACCCGCTACAGCCGGGGCAACTCCCGCGCCAAGGACGGTGACGCCGAGCACTACGTATTCCTCTTCGACCGCAACGTCGCCTTCCATATGTTCTTTGGTCACCAGCGTTTCTATGGAGATTTCCATGCCGTTCCCCTGCCGAGCGATCATGTCAACCAATTCCGGTGCGTACCATTTCCACAGAAATGCCGAGGCCACTATCCAGCTTGTGTCTTCTTTCCGCTCTAAGCGGATATCCGCATCTTTCGGGATCCAGCCGACTATCCTCTCGGCATCGGCGGCAGTAAAAGAAGCGTAGGTTTCACCCGTTTTCGGGTCTCTCTTGAGGTCGTAGTTGTGCCCATCGCCGATTTTCCCGCTTGGGAGATAGGCGGTTAGAATGGGAATGTCCTTGAACTCAGGCAGGTGCGCCGCGAGGTTGATGTATTTCCAGTTGTTGCGGTTCACCTTGTCGTTGAGCATCCACAGCTCGACTCGGTAGAGTTTTCTATCGCCAGAGGACAGAATTTTTAGCTGCCCTCGCGATGTGCGCGTTATTTCAGCGCCTTTGTATCTGTTCTTGGCCATAAGACATCACTCTTTCTGCGGCACGTTGAGCGTGCGGTTGAGCCAGTTATCAAAACTGGTGCTGCTAATCCCGCCGTTTTCCGCCATTGCCTTGGCCTCGCACAGCCACTGCCTGTCCTGATAGTTCTCCATCTGGACGTTCTCGGCATAGCGTGCCAGCGGCTCGAAATTGGCATTGTCGCAAACCTCGATGACCTCGGACAGCCCATCATTCACGTCGTCGATAAGGCTGATGCACTTGTCCAGCACCTCTCCCACGGAAGTAAATTTGTCCTGCATTTCCGGGATAGAGGGATAACTCAGCGGAAGGCCGAGTTTTGCCATGATGTCTTTGAACTGGTCAATGTATTCGGGCTGCTTGTGTTCAAGCGCGTGAATGGCTCGTGTCAGGGCCGCATAGCCGCTGTACCACGTGTGTTCCTTTATCGCCGCAAAACTCCACATGGCATTTCCCATCGCGCTCATAGCTCTGCGCATCGGTTCATAAAGGAAGGAATATCTGTCCTCCCGATATGCGGCGTAAAAGTCTCTCAAGTCTCATTCCTCCCTTGCGGTGAAATAAAAAAGCAGGGCTACCAACACGAATTTCTTCGTGCTAATAGCCCTGCTTTGGCTTTGTCGAACCTCCTACATGAGGTTCCTTACATCTCTATTTTCTTGTTTTTAATCTCCCAAAGGTGAATCCCGTTGGGTTTCGCGGCAATTTCCAGCCGCTTGCCTTCTTGAAGCAGTCGGTTGATAATTGCTATCATTTCGGCAGATAACTCAGGCGGTTTCTCTTGAGCACGATCTTTCATATCTCTTCCTCATGCGTCTCGCTGTTTATGCTGCCGCGTTCTTCCGGTCGCCCGTCCTCGGAGATTTCCTTTTTTGCCTGCGGCGGAAGTCCGCTGGATTCCTGCTTGGCGGAAAATGAGGTAACAAGCGGTCTGCGCTTATCCATTACACCGCTTTCGTCCACAAAATCAGATATTGCAATATCGTCAAGTATCGTGTGTCCGGACAGCGCATCATATTTGAGCGTATCGGTGAGACAGCCGTTGGTCATGCCCTTGCGTGCGTTCTCAATTTCGTCATCTATCTTGAAGATGTCGCCGAACATTTTGAAGCGCATCGGGGTCTTGCAGTTCAGGCTCTCTATCATCCAGTTCATAATCCGCTCCATGCTGCCATATATGAACTTAGCATAAGAAGCCGCAAGCCAAGCTGAAAGCTGCGCCACGCCGACCTTTGGGTCGTTTGTGGTGGGAATGAGAGAGGGGAGACCCGCTTTAAGAATCTGGTCTGAATATGCCGTCGAGCTTATGTCCGTGTTCGCAACGGTGTCAGAAATCGTCTGAAGCTTCAAGTCTTTCGCAGGCGCAAGGTAAAGCCCTATGCCGCTCGTGTTGTTCTTATTGAGCATCTGATACCACAGATACTCAAAAAGCTTCCTCGTCGTGTCAGAGACTCTTATAGGGTCGTTATCCGTTGCGCTCTTCGGGTCATAAGTTTCAAGCGAGCCAGTCAGCACAGACGTCAACGGATTAAGGATTATTTCGAGCTGTGCCGCCTCGTAATTAGGTATCTGCGTCAGTGACACGAACATGCCGGTGTTCGGCGGGATAACGAGGGGAGTGGTATCATCTACCTCGATGGTGAAAACCCTGTCGGCAGGGAGCGTTACCCAGTAGAAATACTGCCGCCCTACGGCTACCCATTCGGGATTTCCTATTGTCTCATTCGCGTGAATGGCTTTGAATTTGTCTGTATCGATGGTGTTATAGACGTATTTCCCCGGCGTTTTTACGACAACCTCATCGAAAATCCGCATATACGGCTCGAAAAGGTCACCGAACTGACGCCAGTCATTGCCCGGCCGCATAAAGTAAAACAGGTTAAATGCCACGGTGTATTTGCCGGGGCCGTTGTTGTAACCTACGATTTTGCACCAGTCCATCGGGAGCTCCTGCAAGAAAGCGTAGTTTATTTTGTTGTGGCTTTTGTCGACCGAAATACGCGGTGTGACGAACACTTTGCCATATTTCATGCACAGGCCGCACAGCTCATGGGCTTTTTCTTTTACACCCACTGTCTGAACGAGCCGCTGTGCCAGCAGCATGTCGCGCAATTTATCCTTTTTGCTTACCTCTGCATCGGTGTACGTGGGATATACGTACCATGAATAGGTAAGCGTATCGGGATAGGTCTTGAGGATCAGATCGTAAGTCTTGGTGCTGTACGCAAGCGACGCTGACACCGCTCTCAGGCTCTTTTCACTGCCGTCCGGGTTCTGCACCATTGTGCTTATCTGATCTTTGGTGAACTCGGCAGGGCGTGTGTTTATGCCCTTTACACGGGTATTCTGTATCTGCGGCCAGTTGTTCAGAAATCCAAGCCCACCGGCAGCGGAGAAAGCGGTGAAATAGTCGCTCATTCCCATGCCGCCGTACATGCTGTTGGCTTTCTGCAATATCTCGCCGAGCGCTTTATAACTCGTCGTTCCCGGAGCTTCCATCGGCCCCTGCTGCATTATCTCCAATGTCCGCTCCACCTTTCTTCTTGAGCTTTTCCAGTTCCGCAAGGAAGCGTTCTTCAAAGCCCTTCATGTATTTGCTGAACTCTTTGCTGTATTTCAGGTCTTCCTCGTACTGTACCTCGGGAATCTCGCTGAATATCCACAGCCAATCGGCTTGTGTCAGGAGAAATTCGAGGTTTGACGTGACTTCCGTTGCGCCCTCTGGCGTGTCGGAAGAAATTATAAGAATGTGATCCGCATCCGAGTAGAAGTGACTGAATCTCTCCTGCAATTTCAGGTTTTTCTCAGTCGTAGGAAGCGCCCACAGCTTGTTTTTTGCGATATTTATCATACTATTGCTCCCCGGCCAAGCCGTCTTACGCTTCGCGTCCTCACCGGCGCGTATGTTATCTCGCTGTCCAAGTGCTCAGCCGCTTCCTGATAGCTGCTCTTGCGCTTGTTCTGCGCCGCCACAAAAGCGTCCTCATCAAGCTTTATCGGTCTCGCGGCGTACATCATTGCCGACCACAAGTCCTTGTTGATGTGCTTGTTTATCTCTTCCTGCGTCCAACCGCTGCCGGTTTTCTTTCGGCGCAGGTTAGCTATTTGGTCGCACAGTTCCTTGGTCTTGATATACGGATGCTGGATTTTGACATCCTGCGTATCATCCTTGATGTTGTGTGCCATTTTATAAGCCCGTGTACCCTCGTGTACGTTGGTTATGAGCAATCCCACATTGCCATGTTCAAACTCTCGTGTGAGGTAGTCGAGCATGTCGATGTTGGGGTCTGCGCCACTGCGCCCCGGTGTTGCATAAAGTGAATAAATACACGGTTTTGCGTTTTTCTGAACCAAATCGAGGTATCGGTCGTCATTGTTGACCGTACAGAGGGGCGGAAGCCCATCTCCAAGGTCTCTATGGAGCTGCTGCACAACAGCCTCACCGAACTGCCATGAGTCAATAACGATGATTGGTTCAGGCGCTCCCTCAAGACGGTACTGCGCCCAACGGTTCTTTATTCTCCGCGCCTGCCGCTCCGCGTCAAGCGGGGGAAGGTCGGTCAAATAAACACAGTCTTTCTTAAAACTGGTACTTCTGCGCTGCTCGTAGGTTTTCAACACTACCTCGGCGCACATTGCATTGCCGTTTCTCTGTCGGTACGAGACGTCGTAGCCTATGTAGTACCGCACGTTCGGGTCGCCGCAATGCCTGTCCTCCATAATGGTCAGCGTCTTAGCATCCTGTACGTACTGATCTCGAAGAAGGGGATTGTCCACACTGCCGGTGCATTTAGATTCGCACTCGCGCATGAACTCTTCCTTTGTCAGCGTGTCTCTCAGCCCGTCATAGTATTCAAACGGTCTTACATGACACAAAACCGGAACTTGCCAAGGAATGGCACAAGCAAAAGCGCTTTCACCATCAGCCATTTTCTTGCGTGCCTTGATGTAAACGCTGTATGCGGGGTTCTCTTTCGAGCTTGCCGAAGTGATGTATATTTCAGCAAGGTCTTGATGCGACGGATCTGGAACACCATCAATAAGGTGCTGCAAACGGTTTGTTGCCTTGACCACCTGATTGAAGTCTGACCAGTTGAACGGAACCGAACCGTCCTCCTGCCCACACTCTTCGCCTATGACACAGTGGGTGTTGCGCCCTCGGTCTATGGCGACTTCGACTGCACTGCCCTCTGCCGTGCTTATCTTGAACGTATCTGACGAATCGTTGTTAACGTTCCAGTGCTTCGCCAAATACGGGTAGTTGTACTGATATTCGTGCCACGCCTCCGACGCGATCTTTGCTGTCTGCTTATTGGACGGGCCGTAATACGCTGTGACTTCGCCGGGGTATAAGATGCCTTTATTGCTTGCCGAACTTATCACGGCGCTGGTTTTGGTCGTTCCGCGTGAACCTATGATGTCCACCATACGGTAACGTACCATTGCTCGCCGCATTATGCGGCCTATCAGACTGTTGTGATATTTGCAGTTCGGATTCTCTGTGATATCTTCCAGATAATCTGGATAATACCGGAAAAACGATATTAGGAGCGCCCACCATTCGTCGGTGAAGTCATCATAGTTGACACCCTGTCGGGTCTGCTTTTTGATGAAACCGCCGCTTCTGCGGCTGTAAACGTAGTCCTTCCTCATTTCGCCTCACCGCGGACAAGGTCGAGCTTGCGGTAAATCTCTTTTTCGACCTCGTCGGGCTCTTGCATGAACTCGCCCAGCTCATCATCAAGCCGGAGCGAGGGCGGCAGGCTGGCCACCTCTGCGCGTCCCTCGTTCCACGCGCTTGTGTTGTAAATTGCGAGGAGAATCTGCTCCGCCGCGTCCTTTGTCATCTGATACTCAGGATGGAGTTTTGCCAGCAGTTCCGGGAATGGCAGTCCAAGCAGCCCCTTGGCTTCGAGCGCCCTCACGATGCCGTCCAGTTTTTCAAGGTCTTGCGGCAACTCGTCCTTCTTGCGAAGCTGTTCGTTTTCCATCTCGCTTTTTATCAGGTCACCCAGCAGTTTTGCTTTCTGCGGGTCGCCGTTGTAAAAGTAATAATCCTGTTCAAGTGTCCAACGGGATATCTTCTCTATCGCCATCTGCGTTTGGGGGCCTATTGCGGGGCGACCATCTGCTATGGCCGAGTAAATGCGGTCAAGCTTGTCGTAATCTTCCTGCGTGTAAGGGTGATCCGTGGGGCCTTTGCCCCATTTCTTTTCCTGCGCAACACGCCCCTCAACGTAATCCTCGGCGCAGAGCATTTCATCGTCGACATACAGCGTCTCGGATTTGCCGTCAAAGGCTTTCTTGATATCAGTTACGCCGTCGACGAACTGCACGAATCTCTCACCCTTGTGGTAGCCTTTCTGACACAGGATCACCGTGTATGCTGCCCATGGGTTTGTCTTGTCGTTCTGGAGCTTCTGCGCCGCCTTGAAGAGATCAGGCATATACGGCATATTGAACTCTGCCGCACAAAGGAACATTGCAAGCTTGTAGCCGACTGTTGCTGCCCGCTGGTCGTAAACCTTGGGCTGACACTTGATGCAGTATGGGGAGTAGCGCTTTCCGAAGCGCTCAGGCAGCGTCCATGCGTTCATCTCGTTCAGCTCTTTGTCGCATAAACAGCACCGCTGCACGACTGTATTATCCGCCATGGCGCGCCCTCCTCTCCTGCAAATCAAAAACAGGCAGAGCCGCCCACGCTATATCTATCTTGAGCACTCTGCCTGAAATTTTCTATGTTCTCTTGTATGATATGACGGAAAGGGAACTTTGGCAACAGAGTCTAAACTTTTTCTTCTTCGCCAATCCTTTTATCCCGTCGTTTTCTGCGTTGAACTTTGATTTTATCGGAATTTTTGCGCCAATACTCGGCTTGATACTTGCGCATGTACTCTCGGCGCTTAAATGCCGTGTACTCTTCCGGTGTCACAAAATCACCTCCGCCGCTCGATTGTGTCGATGAAGTAGCCCTTGTCTGCCATGAGTTTCCGCTTTATGGCAAAAGTCTTGGTACTGGTACCTTTTCGTCCGCCGCCCTTGGTGTCCACAATACGGGTTGTCCAGTTCCCGTCCTCACGAAGCTCCTCGAAAACGAAGTCCGCAAAGTAGGCTATTCGCGGTATGCGTTCCCCGGTCTCGCCGTCCGTGTATGCCGGTTTCAGCAAATATTCCACCTGCAAGCGGATTTTTCGTACCTGTCCAAGCTTCTCCCGCAGAACCAGTTCGTCGTAATATGCCGCTTCGGTCTTGCTGCCGAACTTGATGCACTCTCCGTTTGACAAAAGTCGCTCGGTCGGCTGATTGTTGTACTTCCGCTTTGGCTTTTTCTCCTGCCAGGCGACCATAGCCCTGCTGAGTTGGTGGAACGTCTCTGCGTCCTTCTCAAGGGTGGCTGCCGCGGTTTTGCTCACCTCCGCTAAGCCCTGTGCGCACTGCCGCTTGACCTGCGCCGCCGTCCGTTCTCTTGCAAGCTGCTCTTCCACGCGCTTCCGCAGCGCCGGGGGCATCTCCTCAAGACTGTCATATCTCATGTCAAATCCCAAGTTATAAGCCTTGAGTAGGGAAGAGTCTCCATCCATGCGCAGAAGTCCCTCCACTCATCGAGCTTATGACCCTTTCGTGCATGATACATGTTTCGCAGCACTGCATAGTTGAGCTGCACCGTGCGCCGCTGGTTGTAGCTTTCTGGAAGCAACTGCAAAATCGAGTACCAGATTTGTTTCTTACTCATCTCGTCACCACACGTAATATACGAATCGCGCAATTCGTTCAGCGTGTCCACTATTGGCCTTGCAACTTCTTCAAATACATTTACGGATTCCGCATACTTGTATTTGTCGTTGAGTATATCGTTTATGCAGGTATGCGAAACGCCGAATTTCTTTGAAAGCTGCCGTCGGCTGAACATTCCGGAATCCCAAAGATGCTTGATTTCCTCGCGCTGTTCAGCCGTAAACTTTCCCTGATAGGTTTTTGCTGGTTTAGGCTGTAAGCCGTTGTCAACGGCGTGTTTTTGGTTTTCAGCCCTTGTAGTCCATTCAAGGTTGTCAACGGCATTATTCATTTTGTTTCCGTCGATATGATTAACTTCCGGCTTCTTTTCGTAGTTTGGGATAAATGCTTCTGCAACAAGGCGGTGGATAGGAATTTGCTTACCGTGAAGCGTAACCAAAATATAATTGTCGCTGTGAACGCTTCCTGAAAGGATTCTTTTTCCGTGCCTTACTCTCCCCTGATTGCTTACATCATAGTCAGCGTCGATCCTTTTCCAAAGTTCCACTTCTTCATCAACTTCCGGCCTGAACTGCTTGATTTCATTCTTAAAGCCGGGTAGCTTGTCAAAACTGAAATCAGACATTTCAAATGGTTTGTAAAGAAGTTTGTGCATTTTCGAGCAAGAGTTAGCAACCGTGCCAACCTTGTATGTATCGTATTCAGACCACCAGTAAAGCGGCGCGGTAATGTCTAAGTAAACAGGAACCATCCGCATGAATTTCCCGTGGTCAGTACCGGCGTTACAAAGTTTAACCATGAGCTTCAGGTCGTCGGGACCGATGACGAACTTTCTAAGGTCTATGCACGGCACATCATTCTCATCGAAATAGGTTTTTACCTCCCTGTTAAATTCGCTATCACTCTTGTCCCAAGAGTTTTTAGGATTTCTACAACCCATGATAATAGCCTTCCATTGTTCGGAAGAAGGCAACACCACATTCTCAATTTTTATCATTCTCAGCCCTCCAAGGTATATCGCACATATCCGGACGCTTGAGCTTCATTTCCAGCGCCCAGAGAAGATTCCAAACGGCAGCGGTAAGATGCGGCTCATCGTCCCAACCGTCGAAAAACTTTGCCAAATGCCTTGCTCCGGAGTCACAAAGCGATGAAAGGGGAATACCGCGATCAACGTTGTGCTCGCCGTATTTCAAAGCTCCCTGTTCACAGTGCTTTGAGACTTCCATGATTGCCGCCCAAGGAAGAAGATCCATTTTGCCTTTCCCTGTGTGCATATCGCGCACAGCGCCGGTTCCAAACTCTGTTCTTTCGCCGCTGTCCTTAATTTCCATCGGTTTCACCGCCTTTCTGCGCCGCTTCTATGCCCGCTACCAGCGCCTTTGTCAACATCAGCATGACTTCTGCTGGCTTGCCTACATCGTTTTCGATGAAACTCCTGTACATGTTTGCGGTCAGAGTGCCGTACTGTGTAAGAAGGTCAGTTGACCCGCCTTGTATCAGTATTTCAAAGTCATCAGTTACTCTGAGCATTGTTTATCCCTCCTGATTGAAAAACTCAACAGCCTTGCCAAGCTGCTGGAAATAATAGCTTTTGTCTTTCTTCACTACCTCATAGTCCCCAAGGCTCACCTCTGCATGATGTTCGATTGTCCAGTACAGGGCACGGCCATTCTCTCGGAAAAGAGGGTATTGTGTCCTCACTCCCTCGAACATCCGCATTGAGCACCGAGGTGGGTATTCTGTTTCGGCCATCGCGCTCCTCCCTTTGCGTTAAAGGCCGCTTGTGAGCGCTTTGACAGCGTTTGGACTTCGGACATGTAAAAATTCATTACCAAGCGCCCGGAACGCTGCTGCGTGGCTTCCTGTGGCCTCTGGTGGCTATCTGCGCCTCTTCGCGGTGCTCGCTCTGTGAATTTTCGTCCCATCGGGCATAATGAAGAAGTCAGCGTCGACCGGCGCGAGGTGTTCGGGCTTGCGCGGAGTATACTTTTTCTCGTCGAGGGCTTCGACCTTCTCTTTGTCAGCCCAAGCGGATTCTTCGGCGAGTTCTTTCATCTTCTCGAAACGTTCCTCAACGATACTGACGTAGATGGACATGATTGCCAGCATCACAAATACGAGAACCGCGGTCGCTATGCAAATATCGTAAACACTCATCGTCCGCTGCTCCCGAAGCCTTTGCTTCCACGCTCGGTGGCCTTGAGCTCATCTACAAGCTCGATTACTGGGTTGATGATTGGCGTGATGACCAACTGCGTGATCTTGTCGCCGTTCTTGACTTCGTAGCCGTGGCTGCCGTGGTTATAGAGCTTCACCTGTATGCTTCCGGTGAATCCGCAGTCCACGACCCCATCGCTGGTGATGTCATGCTTGATGTTGAGCCCGCTCTTGCTCTTGAGCATACCGGCGTAGCCCTCCGGTATCTCCACATGGACGCCGGTGTCTATCACGACGCTGGAATAGGGCGGTATGTATACAAGCTTCGGGGACTTGAGGTCAAGCCCCGCATCGGTGGCATGTGCTCTCACAGGCACATAAGCACCGGGGTCAAGTGTGATCTTCATTCTTCTTCCTCCTCATGCCAGTTATCTGGCCAGCCTTCAATTTTCTCGTCATCATCGTTGACGCAGATATCATCCTGCATCCATGGCGGATACCCTGTGTGCTCCATACTGCGCACTGTGGGGTCATCCGGTATCAAGACCATCAGTCATCATCCTCCCATTTTCCACGGCGGCGCGGGGGAGTTGTCTTTGACCAAACCTCCTCGTCGGCTCGCATTTCCACGAACCGCATCTGATCGCCGACGAACCGCATCTGCACGGCTCCGCATCGGCCTTGACGGTTCTTCGCTACGGCGACGCCCTTTATGCCCTGCTCGACGTCAATGTTCCACAGGAAAATGACCTTGTTAGCGTTCTGCTCAAGCTCACCGCTGTCGCGGAGCGCCGCAAGAGTAGGTCTGTCCGTGTCGGAAACGCTTCGGTTGAGCTGTGAAAGGACGATGATGGGGATGTTAAGCTCCATCGCCAAAAGCTTCAGCTCTCGGCTGATTGCCCCGACCTCAAGGTTTCGACTGTCATATTTGCCCTCGCTCTTCATCAGCGTCATGAAGTCGATTATTATCAGCCCCAAGTTTTTCGTTGTCCGAGCTTCGGCGCGTATCTTGCTGGTGGTAACACCGGGATCGTCGTTGATTATGAGCGGCAGGTCGTACAGATATTGGCAAGCATCCGAGAGCCGTTTCCAAGCCTGCTCGTCGAGGTCGTGATCGGTGATTCTGTCGAGCTGTACCCCGGATGCTCCGGAGATGATGCGTTCGCCCAACTCCTCGTCGCTCATTTCGAGCGAGTAGAGCAGCACGGACTTTCCGGTTCTCGCCACATTCATGGCTACGCATTGTGCCCAAATACTCTTGCCCGCTGCCGGTCGAGCTGCCACTATCACAAGGTTTCCAGCTCTCATGCCTTTAAGCAGAGCATCCACTCTTGTGAAGCCGGTTTCAACTCGGTTTGCCGGGGGAGCCGACAGGGAATCCATGAGCTTGTTCAGCGTCTGCGCCATTGTGTGGCTTCGCCCAAGCGTGCCGCTAATGTAGTCTTGACAAACCCCGGCAATTTCCGTGACCTGTTCGTCTCCCTTGTATGTAGAAAGAATTTCATCTACCGCCGTCCTGAATATGCGCGCCTTCGCTTGAGCATGTATGTATTCGGCATGTCCCTCAGCGGCAGTGCCGGACGGGCACACTGCCATGCAGTCAGCAATGAATTTTGTGGGATCGTCTGTATCGTGGACAATTTCGTCTCGCGCCATAACCGGGTCGAGTATCTTGCCATCGCGATATGCCTTGACCGCTGCTGCATACAATTTTGCACAAAGAGGATTCATAAAATCCTTAGGTTGCAAGATACATGCAATTTTGTCCATGATTTGGGGGTAAAGGAGATATGCGCCAGTAACAGAAAACTCGGTGCCCTGATTGTACTCAACGGCATACTGGAGAGTTCTTTCATCGTTTGTCATTTTTGCGGTTTTCCTCCGTCATCTCAATCAGCAGCCGTTCGTACTTCTCCCTGAATTTCTTCCCTGAAAGGATGTTTTTCCGCCAGAAGGCGTTTTTCTGTGAGAAGCGAAGCACATCAGAAATATCCTCCCAACTATGCTTGTCTATCCTGTTGCACTTGTCGAAGTCTGCTGCCCAACGCTGTAGGTCTGTCTCCTCGGGGGGCTTCAAGTCGGGATAATACTTTTCTTTCTGGCGGGCAAGAAAGCTTGCGGCTTGGTAAGCATCAGAATCCTTGTCGAAAACTTTCTCTTCCTTTTTGGGGCGCGCGTCAGTGCCGCTTGCGGGGCTGACATCTGGTGGAGCATCGCCATCGTCGGAAGAGGACTTTTTCTTTTGTTCGTTTTCTTTTTGAGAGTTATTATATATATCTGGTTTACTATTTGGTTTATTATCTGGTATTGGTTGCTCCGCTTCGGCAAATTCATTTTCCGTTTTGGGTAAATGGATTTCACTTTTTGTAAGAATCGAATATCCGCGCTCGGTAATTGCGTACCAAAGAGTTCTGTCGTAAGCAGATTGGTTGTAGTTGCCGGTTACAAGAATGCCTGCTTCGAGCAACTTCGCCAGTGCAGTGTTGATGGCTTTTGTTGACATGTACGGAAAAAGTTCTCTGAACGCCTTCACACTGTTGTATGTCCAATATTTGCCGTCAAAAAAATTGACTTCGTTAGCGCGATTTTTCTCTATCCAGTAATGCAGATTTTGCAGAAGAATAGCGGCATTTACGCCATATTCAACAGCTATTTGCGCATCGAAAGTATGTATCATACGGCATTACCTCATTCAATCGTCATCCCACAAGCGTCTGGTGGCGGTGGCTCGCATATTCCAAAGAGACCTAACTTTCTGGCACGCCATATCACGCCAATTTGAGTCTTCTGGTGATGTGCGCTGTGATGTGGCTTTGCTTCGCGCTCCGCAGGTATCACACTCAATCCAGACAAAATATGCCTTAGAATTTCGACTGTAATTTGAATACATAGAAATGAGTTTCGAGCCGCAAAACGGACATGGTTTATATTCCATAAAGCCCTCCTCAGTCATCAATACCGACGTGCTGCGCCCAATGGCGGATGAATACGCCGCTTTCGCCAAGACTGGTGATGAAGTCGACGGAGATCAGCTCTTCCAGATCAAGACTGTCTGCACATACCTTGTTGAGCACTGCTGCCGGATCATGCACAACGCCCTCATCATCTGCGGCAAAGCAGAGATGAAAATAAAGCGCCTGTGCATTTGGTGTGAGGCGGCTGAAAGAATACCGCCCCACGACCTCGTTTGAGATTGTTGTTCTGTCTCTCATGTGCTACCTCGCATCAGAAAGGCAGGTCGTCCCCAACGCCATCCAGTTCCTCAAACGTCTGCTTCGGCGCAGGATTGGAGTTGGAAGAATATGCAGATTTGCCTTTTGATGAGGTCTGCTCTTTCGGCTTCCCCTCGGACTTCTCGGAGCGCTTGTCACCGGCGAAATAGATGTTCTCGACGTTGACATTCGGGGAAGTCCTCTTGTTGCCGTCGCGGTCAGTGTAGCTCTGTATCTGCAAGCTGCCGCAAAGGGTAGCCATGCTGCCTTTGGAGAAATACTTGGCAACGAAATCAGCCGTGCCGTTCCAAGCGGTACAGTTGATGAAGTCGGTTTCTTTCTGCTGCCCCTGCGGCGCAAAATCACGATCTACGGCCAGCGTGAATGACACAACAGATTTGCCGCTCTGCGTTGTGCGAATTTCGGGGTCTCTGACGAAACGCCCCTGAAGCAATACTTTGTTAAGCATAGATTTTTTCCTACCATTCCTTGTGGCGTAATGCCCATTCCCGGCGCTCGGCGCGGAGTTTGGGACATGAATAATAATGCGGGAGACTCGCATATTTTGCTTTCTTTCCGAACGGAACTTTGAGAGAAACGTGCTCCCAAATCTCGCCCTTTAGGACGACCTTGTACCGCCCCTTTTGGTTCTCCGGAACCCAAAATAAAACCGGTTCCTCGTCGCAAGGGGAGTATGTGCCGTCCCATAAGCGCACCCACCTTATGGATGCTCCGCAAAGCGGGCATGAACTCCAACAAGCGCGGCGCTTATGAACGACCCAACAACGATCTCTTTCATTCAGGAAGGAACTCTGCGGCGGCATCGTCCTCGCGCTCCTCTCGAAATTCGGGCATGAGTGAGTAATAAGGTCTGATCCCCCAGAGCTTTTTAGTTGCGCGGCAGTAATCACAGTACCCGCAGCGCTTGGGCTTCGCGCGCCCCTCTTTTATCATCTGAATCATGGGCAAGCGCTTGGCGATTTTCTCAAGCTCATAGTCATACCGTTGCCGGTGGTTGAGACTGAGCACGTCTTTATCAGGAGGGTCTTGCTTTGAGATAGCTATGATGATGAACTGTGGATCTTCCTTGCTCCCTGCGTACTGCTTCTCAATCTCGCTGTACACGGCGGCGCGCATCATGTAGCCATAGGCATCTATGAACGTCACCTTTTCGTGAAGTTCATCGCTCCATTTCAGCTCTCCGATGTTTGCCACGGTCTTGTAGTCGATAATCATACGCCCATCAGGAACGTACTTGTCGAGCCTGATGCGCCACGGAACTCCGAAGAGCTTGCCGTGCATTATCATTTCATTCTCACCCGGCAGACTGACAAGAGACTGTATCAACTCGTCATTTTCAGCGGTCTGTATCATCTTGTCGGCCTGCTCATAGGGAGCATATTTGCCGGTAATGACCGTCTGGTCGGGAGCGCCACCCTTGCCTTTGATGGTCTTGGTCTTGAATATCTTGTCGAAATGCTCGTTGCAGAACTGCTCGTGTGCTTCTGGGGATTCAAAGTGCGTGTGGAAGTAATTGCCGACGAGAAAGGCTTCTTTCTCCTCCGGCTGCCAGCGCCCCTGCAGAATAGCCAGTTCGCGCGCCTCGCACTCATTCCATGCCTGATATTGGGAGCACGACATGTACTCCCAATCGACATCAGGCGTGTAATAATTATCACGCGTTAGTTCCACTGTTCTTCTCCATGTTCTTTGCAAGCTTCTTATTGAGGGCTTCCAGCGCGAATTCCTCGTCCGTAGAGGGAAGAGCCGCATCGGAAGCAGAAGCGATTCCAAAGGCGTCTGTGGCCTTTACAAAGCCGTCCTTGATGGCGGAATACAGATGGCGGAGCTTCACAATGTCGTTGTTGCTGAGCTTGTCGATGTCTTTGTTGAGCTTGGCGCTGATCTGCTCCGGTGTGATACCGAAGCCAGCAAAAGCGTTGACGGTCTTTTCGATGATCTCCTCCAAACTCTCTCCGCTCTTGGAAAGTGAGTCGGAAAGCGTCTTGTCGCACTCTTCAAGCGCCGCATCGACGTACCAGCCGGGCATGACGGCCAGCAGACAGGCTCTTTTACGCCTTGCACCCTTGTTGGCGACCATTTCATAGATATCGCGTTCGTCGGTCAGACGGTAGCTGCCTTTCTTGGTCGAGCGCTCATGCTTCACAGAGAAAGTTTTTTCGTCGGAAGCATTCGTCTCTAAGTCCCATGCAAAGCACTTTATGGTCGTCGTGTCGCCCTGTACATCCACCTCGGTGATACCGGACATGATATTGCCCCAGTGGCGCGCGAGAACTTCCACCAGACGGATAGAGGGACCTCTGACAACGCTGTCGCCGCGCGGGAACTCGTACTGCGCCGCTTCCGCAAGGTCTTTTCTCTGGCACTCGCGGAGAACGTTCTGGAGGGACATTTCAGGATCGCGGGGAAACTGACGGGCGAGGTACATCTTGCCCTTGATTTCGGAAAGCTCCTTGCTTTCCTGATAGACGCTCATCTGAGTAGCAGGGGAGCGAGACATGAGAGATTCGTTCATAGCGTGATTTTCCTCCTAAATTACTTTTTGACCTGATAGTCGCCGAGAAGCTTCTGAAATTCTTCTTTCTGCATAGCGGTCAGTTTGTTGTCCGCGTCCAGGACTTTCAGAGCATCATAAAGCTTCTGCTTCAGCTCGGCGATACGGTCATTTGCGAGACCGAGTTTATGCGACGCAATGGCGTTTTTCTCAACGAGATCACGGTACTCTGCAAGGGTGACCTCCACCCTCATCATGGACTGTCCGGCGACCTGCTGATCGGCGTCGGCGTGTATGCCGGTGTCGTGTTCGATGATTCCACTGTAATATCCCATTTTTATCCTCCTATTTTTTCTTATTGCTTGTCCGCTTGTTTTTGCGGACCAAAGGTTTACGATTGCGCTTGGGTCTTTGCGGGGCAGTTGTGACGGTGTATGTAGGATCGTAAGGAACCTGCTTGTCGCAGTGCGTGATCTTAAAGCTTTGGCTGTTCGTTCCCTTATAACAGGTGGAACACACGCGCCCGATAGGGCACTTCTTGGTGCAGAGATTTTCGCAGTAGAAGCATTTGCATTGATGACACGCACCCATTACTGAGCCTCCTTTCTTGCTTTTGCGCGCTTGCTGCGGGATGCAATGCAGTTCCAGCACTCTGGGCAGGTGCAGTTAAGGCAGCGGTCTATGACCTCTTGAGGCTCCGTCAGGCGCGTCGTGACAGTGGCGATTGCGTCGATGGACTTCCACGGCATTACGGCGCTCGCGGCAATTTTTACGTAGCTGCCTTGGGGGATAGTGGCGACGATCATCATAAGTCCCTTACCTCCACCAGCCTGTGAGCAACGTCAGAGGCCATCCACATGCTTCGGCCATTTATGGAATAGCTTGTCACGCCATTAAGGAAACGTCTGGCAGTTCTACAATCCTTGACACCGAGAAAGCTTTGAACCGTAGCCAGATTCATCATTCCACCGTAGTTCTTGCGTATCTCTTCGGCGATTACATCTTCAGCGGGATCCCGCATCAACTTTGACCTTGGCATTGCGCAGCCTCCTTTCCTCACGCTTTCTCATGTCCTTGCAAATCTGCCTCGGCGTGCGGCATCCGCCGTATCGCCTTACACTTTCAGACATCTCGAATTGATATTTAGACAGCAGCCGCTCTTTCTGACGTGCGGCGCGGTCATGCTCATTAAGGAACTCTTGGTACTCCTTCATGCGCTTGCATGTACCCTGACAGCCGAGTGAACGTTCCGGACATTCATTGCCGTGCGCGTCCTTGCACGGCGGCATACGGAAAGCCATATTCAATGCCCCGCTTCCTGCCATGCACGCTCGCTGTCGTGATGGCGTCTCTCTTCTTCGACGACTATTCGATTGAGGAGGGCAATCACGCCCCATGTAACCAAGACAACGAGAATGAAAACCGATGCGATGCTGTCCATTTGATATTCACTCCTCAGAGTAGATTTTTGATTGTGGTCAGTTACTTTCCCTTTCCGCAGTAACGATTGACGAAGTAGTTCTGACCTTTGCCTGTCACTAACGTCGTGCGCGTCGTGAAACTGCCGTTCGGGGTGACGTGCACATTTTCCTTGATGGTGAACAGCCCCATTTCAAGAGCGCGCTGCGTCGGCATGTTTCTGTCGCTGCCAGACTTGATGAGGAAGCCCTCTCTGCGCAATGTCTCGAAGAATCGCTGCTCACCGGTGTCATAGCCGTTCTGCCTGAGAATTTTTGCCATTACGCCGATCAGAATGGAGTCATCAGCGGCGGTCACGGCGTAGCCGAGATTAGTGGCGGGAGCGTCTTCTTCAATTTTAGATTCGAGCAGGGACACGCGGCTGATTGCCTCGTCGAGCCGTGCCTGCAAAATCTGATGGGCGCGAGCAACTATCATTTCCGGCGTGTTCCACGCTTCCTCGACTTTGATGAAATACTGTCTGCACTCCTTGCCTTTTTCGGTGCGCTGGAGCATACAGATTTCTTTTGCCATAGGGATGGTGAGTTGGTGGTCGTGCTGAATCTGCGGCATTGGTGACCCGTCAGCACGGAGGACATTTTTGTCCACCGTCACGAAGTCGTCACCCTCCGCGAAGCCGTACTCTGCCATACGGGAAAACCACTTTGAGTAGGGCGTTTCAACTCCGAGTGCTTCGTGCAGGTCGCGTCCCAAAACCGTAGGGCGGTCGGGATTGCTGGTGTTGATTTTGATTAACTCATTCATTTGCTGTCCTCCATATGCAGTTTCGATTTCAGTTCATCCAGTTCAGCCTGAAGCTTGTTGTGGCAAGGTAGACCCCGGAACGTTTCGTTCCCCCGTCTGCACCTGTCATGTTCAAGCCCTGCCTCGCTCGTTCAGCGGGAGGATGCCGCGCTCCTTGAGGAAGTCGTACAGGAACTTCCGCCCCTCCGCCGTCCACAGTGAGGTCACTTTCAGCTCGACTCTGCCGTCGCTGTGGGTTATCGGCGTGGTCTTGAACACCATGTAGCCCTCTGCCTGATACGGCGCGTAGAGCATCCACTGTCCGCCGCGCTTGTACTGGATTTTGAGACCCTTGAGTAGCTTGTTGAAACTGTCGGCGCTCATGCCGTAGTCCTTCGCTATCGAACTTGTCACAATGCCGTTTTCGGCGAGGAGACAGTTCTGCGCATACTCTGCGTCGGGCGCGATTTTGCGGATGGTCTCGTCTCTCTGCTCCAACTGCTTCTGCACGATGAGCAGCGCGCGGGAAACAAGCTCAAAGTCGCTCATGTTCTCCGTGTTGCCCAGATACCCGCCCGTGTGGTTGATGGACACCAGCACCTCGTCGAATATCCAGCGCTCAAACTCATCCGCACCCGGTATCTGCGACTTGGCGGCAAGGCGGTAAATATCGCCTTCCGGGATGAAAGTCATCTCAATTGTCTTGTCCGGTGACTGCGGGTGAGGTAGGTGGCGTTTCACCACCCACCGGCAATGCTGCTTGATTGCATTGGTGGTGTCCTTGTAGCCAAGGGCATTGGCGATGTCTTTTGCGCAGAAAAGCGTTCTGCCGTTCTCTGTGATGGTTCGGACTGTGCCGAACTTCTCATTTTTGAATACCTGCAATTCGTTCATGCGTTTCTCTCCTTTGCGATTTTGCCGAGTCACTTTTTCCTACTGAGCAGTTCTTGATATGCGTTACGGAAACGCGTCTCGGCACCGGGCGGTGTCTTGCTTCCCGAAAGAACGCTGGACACATAGGTGCGGCTCAAGCCGAGTTCTGCGGCGAGTTCAGTTTTGGTAATGCCAGCAAGAAACAAATCGCCAGTGAGCTTCGCCGCCCATTCAGGTCTCATCCGATAAACACTCCTTCCATATAGACAGTTGACACTTGTTATCCGCTGTGTTATATTAAAAGTGCAATCAATTAACAAAGAAGCAGATAACAAAATTGAACTTACAATCAGGATTATAGTAGACATTTGTAATCCTGTCAATAGCCTTGCGTTCAACTTTGTTATCTTTGGTGAAGTGCACAAATCAAGGGGGATATATTTGTGTTTTTTGACAGATTTGAAGCGCTGTGCAAAGCCAAAGGTATTTCATGTAAAAAGGCTGCCTTGGAGATAGGTTTTTCTAATAGTTTGCAAACTCGATGGAGAAACGGATCTGCCCCTAATGCAGAAAACGTTGCAGCTATCGCGACTTATTTTGGAGTATCAACGGATTATCTACTGGGGGTCGCTACACTTACAGAAGAAGAGCAAAAGGAACTGTTCAGTATTCTTACCAATGCTTGCAGTGAGGGGCAGATATCACCGGAAGATGTCCAAGATGAAGCACAAATTTCCAATAAAACCAACATCATTAAGAAACTTGGGTTAGGCCGCATGCCGAGAGTATCGATGGATGATATCTTTGCCATCGCTGATGTTCTCGACTGCTGCGCGGAAGTTGAGGAGTTTCTGGACAAAATAAAAAAGCCCACCGCTATTGAAAGCGATGAGCTTTTGCGCCAGACTGATGAAGTTAAAGAGCTATTGAAAAAGATTGCTCCGGAACAGAGGGAGTCTGTTCTTCAGATGCTGCGCACTTTCGCAGCAAAGAAATAAATTCTTCCCGGCGCTCCGGTTCGACCTTGTGAAACAACGCGAGGACTTCTTCCTCAAACTTGGTTCGCCCATAATCCGACAACACCTTACCTCCCATCAATTTATTTATCGCGTATGTATTTTTTATGCTTAATTAAGTAGCCAGCAACAGCAAAACCTAATAATTCAAAAACTTTAAGCGGTTTCTTTAGTAACGCCTGTGGGACGAATATCCAGAGCGCGAATATTCCATTCAGCAGAATCCACAAAATTAAATACAGAGGGACTTTTCTGTTTACTTTCGCATAGGATGTGGTATAATAATCTTGCAAGCGGGTGACTGCTTGCCATGACAAAGAACTTTGTTCCGCGTCTGCGCCATCTGACTGCCGCCTGTCGTCAGGCGACTAACAAATATGCGACCTGCTTATAATTGCCCCCTGCCGATCGGGGACTTATAAATTGTCGGCTTGAAAAGCTGCCCTCTGCTTCATTGCGGAGGGCGGTTTTGCGTTGTGGGAGAAATAGCATGATAAAAACACACGGACTTTACATACTATCGGATGACTATTTTGAAAGATACGGGCAGTCCGAAATGATGAGCAACAAGTACGAAAACCGTCCATATTACTTGGCAATAGAGGGAGCAAACGGAATAATATGGCTCGTGCCATTAAGTTCTAAAGTTGAAAAATATAGGTTGTCTATCGCAGCCGACGAGAAAAAGTACGGGAAAGGGAAATGCATCTTCCATTACATTGCGAGGGTAAAGGGAAAAGATAGTGCATTCCTTATCGGAGACGCGATCCCTGTTATAGAAAAATACTTATTGCGGCCTTTTACGGTGAATGGTTCGCCGTTTGTGGTGGAAGATGAGAAAGACATTAAGGCCATTCAGAGCAAATTATCTCGGTATCTGGCACTTGTGCGCAACGGAAGGTTGAAGCCGTATGCGGATATACTCGATATAGAAAAATCACTTCTTAAAGAACTGACGTTATTTTGAAAAACGCTCCGGCATTGGTTGCCGCCTCCGCCGGAGCTTGCAGCAGATAGAACATTGCACCGGTATCTGCTACGCTTTCGATGGTAGCAGAAGTAATCTTCAAAGTCCATCTCCTAAAAAGAGAATACCTGTTCGATTCGGAGAAGTCAGTCGAAAAGAGTCGAAGCAGGAGTTCTTTATTTTGGAGAAAATTTGTCTGGAGGGGAGAATTGTGACATCGTACCAGCGATTGCAGCAGTTTTTTGATGATTTCACCGCAAAGATCAAAAATGCTCGCGCGGAACAGGGATTGACAAATCAGGCGTTGTCTGATCAGTCAGGCGTATCCTATTCGACTGTCTGCAAAATAAGCGCAGACACGCAGGATAACCCGAAGGTATCGGACGCGATAGCGTTGATCGACACACTTGGGCTGTCCGCGGACGAAGTGTTTGGTTTGCAGCCAGCTTACGAGCGAGAGGTGCTCCTGCAGCGAATCCGCGAACTGACCGCGGAGAACGAGAGACTTGCCAACGGCACCGAGCAACTATCCAATCAGCGCGACCGAGTTCACAAGCTGGAGCTGGAAAATGTTCGGCTTCAAGGCGAGGTAAACCGCCTGAACGCTATTAACGACGGTCTGGTGAGAGAGAAGGGGCGTCTGACCAATGAACTTGCGTCCAGAAAACCGATTATCTATATTTTGCTTTTTCTAGCCGGAATACTCGAAGTCTCGCTGGGGTACTACCTCGTTATGGACTTCCATCTGGGCGACAAGGGGCTTATCCTCTTTGGTCAGCTCAGTATATATGCGGCTGTGCTCTTTCTTGTTTTTATCATCGGGATTGGTGCAATTGCATGGATAGCCTTGCGCCAGCTAAGAGCATGGCGTAAAGGTTAATGATTAAAAGGGGAGAGAGAAAATGACAAAATCTCCTGCACGGAAGTCGGCAAGTTTTACATATATGGGGCAGCGCTACTACGTCAAGGGTAGAGATGAGGCGGACTGCAAGGAAAAAATAGCCCTGAAACTTGCAGAACTGGAGAACAAGGAAAAGGCACTCGTTAATCCCACAGTTGCGGACTGGGCACAGACTTGGCTTGACACATACGTTAAGCCGAAAGTGCGTAAACCGGGCACGGCCAAACGCCGCAATACTATGACCGAGAAATCGTACAGTATGTATGAGCGGATGATAAATAACATTATCATACCCGCAATAGGCAGAAAAAAGCTTGAGGCGGTAACAGACACGCACCTGCGAAATATACTGAACCGGGAAGCCACAAAATCCTTTTCTCATGTTTCAAAGCTGCGCATAGTCATTAAAGCAATGTTCTCACAGGCCGTAGCCTCGCGCGTGATTATCTTTGACCCGTCTTTGAAACTGGAATTGCCCGCCGCTGAAAAAGGGCGTAGGAGAGCGCTGACAGCCGCAGAGAGAGAAGCGTTTGACGTTGTGGTAGAACGCAACAAGCACGGACTGTGGGCGAAGTTTCTTATCGGAACCGGTGTGCGCCCTAACGAATGTTCCGCTCTGACAGTTGCTGACCTCGATTTAACGAAAAGGTTTCTTACTGTTCGCGACAGTGTTGAGTCGGGAACAAAAGCCCTCGGTGGAGGCCCAAAATCTCATGCAGGACTTCGGCAAATACCCATCCCGCTCGATTTGGCCGATGAGCTGAAAAAGGCCGTTGCAGAGAAATCTTCCACAGATTTTCTGTTTACCCAGCGAGACGGAAAAACGATGGTCACAGAAACCTGTATACGCAGGTGGTGGGAAAATCTTAAACGTGATATGGACATTGCTCTCGGAGCGGAGTATACTGCAAAGGGACATATATATGATCCGTCCGATCTGCTGCCTGACGGCACACCAATGTATCCGGATCCGGACAACCCAACGCAGCCGAGAAATGGACATCGCATAGCCGATGACCTTGTGCTTTACGATCTAAGACATACCTACTGCACCGATTTGAAGAAAGCCGGGGTCAAACTTAGGGATGCCCAACGTTACATGGGACATTCAGATATGGCGCTTACAGCCAACATTTATACCGACGTCGACGAGGAAGATCTTCTCTCAGATTCTGAACTTATTGACGCATTTCGCAAAAACAAAAAAAGTCCGGATGTGGACAAAAACGTGGACAAATTAATTTCCAGTTCGGAAAACCATTGGCGCGAGGCGGTTATAGATTCATAGAACACTGCTTCGTAATCAGCAGGTCGTGTGTTCGAGTCACATTACCAGCTCCAAAGAAAAAGCCTCAAAACCTTGGAAAAACTAAGGTTTTGGGGCTTTTTTCTTAACTTTTGAAAAAAGCAATTTCCAGCTCCACTAAGCAAAAAACTGCATTTTACTGCATCAAGTGTGGACATGTCCACACTTTTGAATCGGTAACTTTTTCGAGAAGTTCAAAAATAACAAAAGCACCGCCGGTCAAAGCGGTGCTTTCGTTTGAGGAGGAGGTAACATTATATGGAGTTGAACATCACCCACGTATATGACACTCTTATAATACACAAGGATTATATTTGTGGCAAGACTTCGGGCGAAGCTTTTGTTTAGACTTTGACGCCAAACTCCTCGTTTTCAAATAGTTTGATTTGTATCATTCTGCTTTTCCTCCGACTCGATTGCGTTTAGAACTGACATGGCCATGGTATGTGTGCCGCAAATCATGTCAAATGCGGCTTCTTTTTCCTTTTGGCTGCAATCGAAGGACATCCGACAGAGCATGTACGCTATTCTTTCGTGCTCAAGGGCATAGACGATTTCTTTTGTGATTTTCATTTCAAAGCCTCCAATTTTGCATTTGTTATTCGCTGCTCAAATGTCAGTGCTGGGATATAGGTTTTCTTGAACGGCCTTGCGGGTGTAGCCAAAGCCATTGCAAAGCGGCTTTGCCATTCGGGTATTGAGTTGAGCGCATGGAAATCGCTGATGTCTATCAAGTCTGAAAACTGCTTGCACATTTTGTGATATAGCTCGGTATCTCCCGGAAATTCTCGCTCCACAGAATCGAGGTAATAATAGCATGCAGCAAGCGCGGCGGGTAGTATCATGAGCTTGTCCAGTGACCTGAATCTGGCTGCGCTTTCAATGTAGAATGTGCAAGCCTCAATGTATGTCTCAGCTTGGAGCCGCAGAGAACCCTCTGCGTGCGACAGCGAGCCGGGGGTATACCGCTGGATATGTATCGGCCATTGCGTCTCAGAAACGCGCTGGGCAAACTCAGCGCAAATCATGTTGAACGCCAAATCCTCGCACATAGGCAGGTCCGGAAAGTGGATGTCGTACTTTGTCAGGAACTCCTTTGAATACACGCGTCCATGGATCCATGTCATCTGTGCGCCACCTACGACCTCAAAATTGCCGTTTTCGGCTTCGCGCATGGTCTTGCCTACCATCATGTCAAAGCCGTGACCGATGGCGTTCAGAATCGTTCCTACGGCGTTTGGCAATAGCAAATCGTCGGCATCGAGGAACATAACGTAAGGTGAATCCGAAGTTATCAGTCCTGTATTCCTCGTCGCGCCAACGCCTCTATGCGGCATGGAATAGATATTATACGGACGATCGCCGTAATGACGGTTGATGGTCGCGTTCGCCACGGCATCTGCCCCGTCAAATACGAATGTGACGAAAAATTCATCTTTGGTCTGCAACAGCAGACTTTGAAGCGTGGGGATTATGGCTTCCCCGCGATTGTAAATGGGAATGATAATTTCAAGTTCAGCTGTCTGCATCTGATGACCTCCTGTTCCAAGCGTTGCGAGCTTCCTGCAGATTGAAGTACCAGTGAGTCCTTGGCTCGGCTGGGCAGTCGGGATTTTTGCAACATATCCTGTAGCTGTTTCCAGAGCGCATTTCAAATGCTCCTTTGCCACAGTATGGGCAATGCTTTAATTTAGTTGTAGTGGTTGGAGCTGGAACATACTGACTGCACTCGACGCACGGTTGGTTTTCAATCGCACGGCAAACCGCACGATGAAGGCATGTGCCACAAATGCTCGCGTTGCCGAGTTTTATGACTTGGTCGATTTGATATTTCACTTGTTAGCTTTCCTCCTGTTCCATGCTTCGATTGCTTCCGGAATCGGATTAAGTTTCCAGTTGCTTTTGAACTTGAAAATTGTCCCGCACTCTCCACATTTAATGTCAAGCGTTATAGTGTGTTTCCCGTAATTGCACGAACCCCCACGTTCTTCGACTTCACCGCCGCAGAACGGGCACGGTTTCAGTTCAGCCATCTTCGTCACCTCCGAACCTCTCGTCATACTCGGCAGACGTAATAAACTCGATATCCTCGCCTGTATAGCCGAGACTGTCGAGGCACATCAGCTCCACCAGCGTATCTTTGTTTACACACTTTACCAGATCTTCATATTGGATAGTGTTGTTCGCCTCAAAGCTCATCTGAGCGCCAAACTCGCCACGTACAGTAAAGCACACACGGTTTTTAACCATCCTTCTTGCCCTCCATTTCCTGCAAAGCCTTCTCGGCTTCTTCGTCGGCTCTCCAGTGGTACCCAGCGGCTGTCTTCCTGCGCCCTTTGATGCACTCACAGATATGCCCACTATTTGTTCCAACGCTTCTTGCCGCTTGTGCCATACTCTGATAAACGGTTCCGGTTTCACAGCATACCACCGGATGCGAATTTACCTCCGTCATTCTTCGGATATGGTTTTCCCAGCGATATTTCAAAACATCATATTTGTGCCTGATATTTTCGCGAGCCGTGCACCACTCAAGGTTTTCCGCTCTATTGTCCTCGTGGACTCCATTCTTATGGTTTACTTGAGTTTCATTCTCTCCTCTCGGCAAAAACGCGGAAGCTACGATTCTGTGCACTGAAACTCTTTTGTGAGACGGACATAACGTAACATGTGCATATCCCCTCTCGTCCAGCACAGGACGCAGGATAATGTTTGTTGTATCATTTCTGATGTCTCCATTGTTGCTTACAGAATAGCGTTCATGCCCTTCAATCTTTTCCCATTTCAACCGAGCACCCTCCTGCCAATAAATATGCCGCCTCGTCCACTCGCTCAAGTGGAATTCTTTCCTCATAATAGCGGAGCCGCTCCCACACCTGCTTTTGTGTGCAGTTGTTATCATACGGGCACGGTATTGCTCGACACTGTGCAATATCGCAGAAGTTACCGTCAAAAGTTAATCGTTCCATCAGTTGTCTCCTTTGCACATCTCAAGGTTTGTCGAAAAGCCGACGACCTTATTATCCTCTATCAGGGTGAACTCACAAACGAACTTGTCCCATGAGCACAGGCGTTTACGGTAAAACCACCGCTCAACGGAATCATCAACGCTGTTGGGGTGGATAACGAAGTATTTGACGTTCCGAGGGAGGCTATGTGAGTATGCCGACTGCCGCGGCTTTAAGCTCGGCCTCCTGCATAGGCATCGCCCCTTTCTTTTTCGGTGCAAGGATGATACACGGTATGTCAAGCGCGTTTTTGAGCTTGGGAAGTTTCAAAACATCAAAATTTGTATAAGTGTACGAAAAAAGCAGCCTTTTCATTTTGAAAGGGCTGCTTTTCTGCGCTTATTAAGCTTGAAATTTTGTGACACTTGTACAAACCAACATTGCCTTTCTGCGCTATCAGGTTCATTTGCGCTTGACATGGGTGTTACCATCCCAGCACCAAAGAGCCAGACGCACTTGAGTTGGCATGAAGGAGGGAAAACAGATGAAAGCAGTTTTAATCGGCATACGCCCGGAGTGGTGCGCGAAGATTGCGAGCGGTGAAAAGAAAATAGAGGTGCGGAAATCGCGCCCGAAGCTGGAAACTCCGTTTAAGGTGTACATCTACTGCACGAAGGACGCGAAGAAACAGTTTTGGACTGGGCCGCGATATTCCTATGTGGACGATCACAGTCATAACGCATTTGATAAATGCGGCAACGGCAAAGTCATTGGTGAATTTCTTTGCGATCGGTTTATTGTGGATCGCACGTTCGGCCACGACGAAAAGTTTTACAGTGCAGCCTGCATGAGCGCATGCGATGCGGCAGCATATGCAATGCAGTCACCCATGTACGGCTGGCACATACTTGACTTAAAAATCTACGACAATCCGCTGGAGCTGAGCAAGTTTCGCGTAGAGGACAAGGCAGCAATCAAAGCGTGCAAGCATAGGTTCCGCGCCGGACAGCCGGAATATGTTGCAAGGCACGGCGGATGGCTGCAAGGCGGTTGGGGCTGTATGAAAACCGGAGAACCTGAATGGTGCGAAAACTGTTTGACTAAGCCGCTTACCAGCCCGCCGCAAAGCTGGTGCTATGTGGAGGAGATAGAGTAATGGACAAAGAACAAACTGCAATGGAGCGGCTGCGGCTGGCGTCGGATATGTCGCTGCACCTGTATCACCGTCCGCTACTGCTGACTGACAGCGGCGGCAAGGACAGCGCAGTGATCTGCAAGCTCGCGGAGAATGCGGGAATCCCGTTTGAAATCGTGCATAGCCGCACAACCGCTGACGCGCCGGAGACCGTTTACCACATTCGCAAGCGCGCCAAAGAATACGAACTCAAAGGCGTTAGCTATACGATTCATTACCCCACGTATAAGGGCGAGCCTACAAGTATGTGGAAGCTCATACCCATTAAGTTTATGCCGCCGACGCGGGTAGGCCGTTACTGCTGCGCTGTGCTTAAAGAGACGACAGGCCACGACAGGTTCATAGTGACGGGTGTGCGCTGGGCAGAAAGCACAGCACGGAAAAACAACCGCAGCAGCTTGGAAGTCATTCACTCAGACCGGAAGAAATCACTGCTGCTGAACAATGACAACGATGAAGATAGGCGGCTATTCGAGACGTGCGCACTCAAGGGAAAGCGCGTCTGTAATCCAATCATCGACTGGCAGGAATCCGATGTATGGGACTACCTCACGGATCAGCGCGTCGAATGTAACCCGCTTTACTGTGAGGGCTGGCACCGTGTGGGCTGCGTCGGCTGTCCGATGGCAGCCAAGGCACGGTATAGAGCGTTTGCGCAATATCCAAAGTACAGGCAGATGTACATCAATGCGTTTGACAGGATGCTGGAAGAACGTATAGAGCGAGGGCTTATCAGCGCTTCATGGCGCACCGGTGTTGATGTATTTCACTGGTGGATGGAGGACGGCGTTCTGCCGGGGCAGATGGATATTGAAGATATAGGAATGGAGGGTGCGGAATGAAACGAATATCGAAAGATGCCTACTACCTTGAAATAGCCCAAGCCGTATCGCAGAGGAGCACCTGCCTCAAGCGTCGATATGGCGCAGTCATCGTGAAGAACGACGAGATAATCGCCACGGGCTACAACGGTTCTGTGCGCGGCGAGCCTAATTGCTGTGATATAGGCTTCTGTAAGCGTCTGGACAAGCCCAGCAACAGCGGCGACTATTCCGATTGCCATAGTGTCCATGCGGAGCAGAACGCTATTATATCGGCTTCCAGAAGTGAAATGCTTGGCTCGACGATGTATCTGTATGGAGAGTGGGCGCGGATGGCATTGGGGCACGGCGGAGAGATAACACACATTATATGGGAACCTCTCGAAGCCCCGGAACCTTGCCCCATCTGCCGCAGGATGATCGCCAATGCGGGCATTATTCGAGTTGTGACGCCTGACAAGTGCTCGGACGATGAATAGGAAGGCGAACATGAATATCATTTTCTTAGTGTGTGAGTGTGGAAAAGAAGTTAGTCCTGTGTTGCAGTTCCACAAAAATCGTTATAGGTACATCTGCCCAGTCTGTGGAGCTGGAGCGCAGCGACCTTGGTACAAGAGGAAGATAAAAGCAGCTCGGATATGGAATCGTGACGCTTTGGAAAGGTGGACGGCAAAATATGACACCTAAAGACATGATTATTCAGAACCAGAGACGCGAGATAGAACGGCTGTGCCGAATCATCAAACTGCTGGTGCTCGATGCGAATCCATGCCGGTTCTGCGCCAACGACTGCGATAAAGGCCGCGGCTGTCAGTTTTTCAAAATCAAGGAGGGCGTATGAGCGACTTTCCAAGCGGCAAATACCGCACAATCTACATAGACCCGCCGTGGCCGGAGCGGGGGGGCGGCAAAATCAAACGAGGAGCGGACAAGCACTACAGTTTGATGTCTGTTGCCGAGATCAAGGCGCTCCCGGTCATGCAACTCGCAGCCCCTGACGGGTGCCACCTGTACTGCTGGGCTACCAATAATTATCTACCCGCTGCAATTGATTGCATAAGGGCGTGGGGATTCGAGTACGTGACAACGATAACGTGGATGAAGAATCAACAGGGCTTGGGACAGTATTACAGAGGACTGACTGAACATTGCATATTTGCCACGACGACGAAGCGTTTGCCTTACAAAGTTTCTCCCGAAGGTAAACGCTGTCAGGGAAAAACGGGATTCTATGCCCCCAAAACTGTGCATAGCTGCAAGCCCGAAGAAATGCGCCGTATGATAGAACTGGTGAGCTATGAGCCGCGCATAGAGATATTTGCGAGAGAACGATTCCCCGGCTGGGATGCATGGGGAGATGAAGTATAAGGGAGTGATGAAATGAGCGAAAGCATAGTAGTCAACTGCGACTGCATGAAGTACATGCGCAGAGTGCCTGACAAGGCGTTCGACCTCGCAGTTGTGGATCCTCCGTATTTCTCAGGGCCGGAAAGGCGTGGCTATTACGGCAGCCGCGTCAGCAAGATAGGCGTTCACCGAGATTATCCTATATCCCCACAGTGGGATATACCCGGCGTCGAGTATTTTGAAGAGCTTCAGCGTGTAGCCAAGCATTACATAGTGTGGGGATGCAATTATTTTGATTACCACTTTGCGCCCGGACGAATCGTGTGGGACAAGTGCAATTCCTCAAGTAGTTTCTCTGACTGCGAGTTGGCGGCGACAGACCTCTTTACCAGCGTCAGGATATTCCGCTTTATGTGGAACGGAATGCTGCAGGGCAAGAGCATTGAAGAGGGCGCTACCATGCAGGGTAACAAAAAACTGAACGAGAAACGGATTCATCCTACGCAAAAGGCAGTCGCACTCTATCGGTGGATTTTCAAAAACTACGCGAAACCCGGAGACCGGATTCTTGATACGCATCTCGGAAGCGGGAGCAGCCGAATCGCGGCCTATGACGCAGGACTTGATTTCGTGGGCTGCGAAATAGACCCAACGTATTTCAAGCTTCAAGAAGAGCGCTTCAACGAATATACGGCACAGCAAAGTCTTTTCGTGATGGAAGGGAGAATGAACAATGAACAAAGTTAAGAGCTGGATCATACGCAAACTTGGCGGGTATACAGAGCAACTGCCGCCGCCTAAAGTTGTTCAGATCAATTTGCGTCCTGAAACTTTCGTAGCTTCAAGGATATATTCACGCGCACAGATGGAAACCTTCGGTGAAGATATTATAAAGGAGTTCGGCAAGCAGGATTTTATAGAAAAGATTGTTGCATCCGAGGAACTTGGCCGTTTCATAGAGTGGAGATTTCGGCAGGACGGTTCTGGTGCTTTTCATTGTCAAGCAAGGTTGAGCGTCGTAGACATGTCGGAGGTGAGGGATTACCGTGTGGGCTTCGAACGAACAATTTGAGGCGGTAAAGCGCTTTGTTACGCAGTTTGTTTGCTATCCGCAAGGAACCGTGATTGATGGAGAAGCGCTGAAACACGGCGTAGAATTTCTCGTGAAAGAGGGAATATTTACAGTATCACAGTTCAAATTGGCGTTCCTGATAGAGACAAATATGATATGCCCCGCAGAATTTCTACCGGATGAATAAATATTCGCATTATACAGAGGGGAGGGAAGCCGAATGGACAAAAGCCAACGGCCATTAACCGAGAAGTGCAAGCGCGTAATTTGCACTTATGCCGAAAACAATATGAATGCCACAGCTACGGCCAGAGCGCTGAACATGAACAACTCCACAGTGGAATTTCATTTGACAGCGGCAAAGGAAAAGACCGGGATAAACCCGCGGTCGTTCTTCGGGCTGATTGCTTTGCTTGAGACAATAGAGGAGACAACATGAAAATCATCGACATATCAGGGCAAACATTCCACGACGTAGAAGTCCTGAGTTACAACGAAAAGCGCTCCGGTGGGTCTTTGGGGGCGTATTTCAACTGCCGCTGTCGGATATGCGGGAAAACATTTGTCCGCCGTGGATATGATATCCGCACGGGGCGAGTCAGAAACTGCGGCTGTACCAAGGTGCGAAAAGGCTCGCGCGAGGGCTTGGGCAGCTCGGAGGGGTATGTAGGTGTTAATCCGGACTCACAGAAGAAGTATGGCTGCGTATATTGCAAAGACCGCAAGGCATGCGGCGGACAGAAGCGGTGTAAGTACGCTGATATTTTGGACAAGTACCCGGATTATAAGGCGTATGACGAGGAAGCCAAGAGATTGTTTGTGAGTCTTGGGCTTGACGAATAAGGAGAGAGAATGAGTCTTTTGTATTTCTTAGTGGCAATTTGGTATTACATGAATGAGGAAAAACTTGAAACCGAATTTTTCATAACATGGGCGCTATTCTCAATCGCGGATGCCTTGTGGCTGAAATTGGGGCGGAGGTGAGTGACGATGGAGAAATGTGGAACCGGCAACTGCGCCAAAGGAGGAATGAAACAATATGATCGACATTGAGAAAAACAAGAAAAAGTTTATCCGCATAGCCACAGAAAATATCTCCTGCAAAAATCTGAATAAGCTACTGGCATGGCTTGATTGTGAGTCAGATTTTTATGAAGCTCCGGCGAGCGCCCGTCATCACCTCGCGGAACCAGGCGGGCTGTGTCTGCACAGTCTGAACGTATACAAAAGGCTGCACAAGCTCCTGCACGATGAGTACGAGGGGGTAACGAACAGCCCATACAACGAGACGTCCATAGCGATCGTCGCTCTTTTCCACGACCTCTGCAAGGCCAATATGTACACCCCGGGTTACCGCAACCAAAAAACATACGACCCTGAAAAGGTTGCGGCTGCGGAGAGTTGGAAAGTGAAACAGGATGGGGGCGGGGCTTTCATCTGGGAAACCGTCCCGACCTATGAGATCAACGAGAAGCTCGTCTTCGGCCACGGTGAAAAGAGCGTTTTCATTCTCCAGCAGTTCATGTCTCTGTCAGTAGACGAAGCGACCGCAATCCGCTATCACATGAGTTCGTGGCAGGAGGGAGAAGCCAGAGCCGCAGGAGATACTTTCCGCCGCAATCCGCTGGCGTTCTTCCTGCACGTCGCAGACGAAGCGGCGACTTTCATAGATGAGGTGGAAAAGAAATGACGAATGGGGAGAGAATCAGAAAAGCCGAGACTGACGAGCAGATTGCAGCGTTCATGGACGGGCGGATTCCCAACGCTTGCCCGCCCCTCATGATTTGCAGGAATGTGAACAATGATTGCCTTAAATGTTGGTGCCTTTGGTTGGCACAGGAGGAAGAAAAATGACAGTTGAAGAATTTGCCGCGAAACTGGATGGACGGCAGTATGGTAACGAGATAACAGAAGATGAAGCAATCCTCGCAGAAAATCTGGATTTCCTCGTCGTGTTCGGCGCATCCGACGACCTCGCAGAGTTGAGGGGCGCAATAGACGGAGAGTGCGACTGTTTCGAGGGCGGAGTACTCAAACGTGGAGAAGGACGTTCCCTGCCCATCAAAGCAGTGTGGTGCCCCGAAGGAAGAGACTGCTCATGGGCATACGAGACCGAGCTACCACACGGAGAGTTCAAGATCATGGAGGAGAGCGAGGTGTACTGTTACGGCATCGTGTGCGCTCTCAACTGGACGCCGAAGATGTATAGGTGTCCGTTCTGCGGCAAGGAGAAGCTGCACATCGGCGTACATGATGACGAGGGAAACTATCATGGTGAGCTCGGCTGTGCATACGAATCAGACCCGTGGAGCGGTTTGAGCTACGGCATCCACCACGATGGTTGGGGCGAGTGCCTCTTGTGCACAGACGACACAAACGGGGTGATGGGAGGTATGCTCTTCGATACTTCTTGCGAAGTCTACGACGCAATGGCCGAACTGGTGCGGTTTGCGGAGGTTGACCACTCGACGGATTTGCTTGAAGGAACCTTCCTCGGCGAAGAGTCAGATACAACGACTATGAAGTTCAAGCCAGTATGCGAACGCTGTGGTTATACGCTTCCATCATTGTCGCTTCGCGGAAACACGACATCGGGGTACATGCGCGAGTGGCATTTTCAGCCGTTTTCCTGCCCACGGTGCGGAAGACGAATAGTCACCGCCGAGATCCCCCGCATAAAAGCCGGAGAAATTGATTATACCGAATAAAATATCAAGAGGTCATCTCTACGGAGGTGGCCTCTTTTTTATGCTCCAAGCCGGTCACTATCTCAACCATGTCCGACCAGCAGGCGAAACTCTGCTGAGTGTGAACCGGTTATTAGCTGAGAGTAGGCTAAGAGTTGCTTGAAAACCATGTGCCTTAAAACGCACGAGAACGGCCTTAAAAACGCTTTTAATATTTAGGAATGAAACTACACCACCGAGGCGCGTAAAGCGTGCCAGAGAGCACGACAGGCGCGAATAACACAAAACCAGAGCAAATCATCATCTGCATTTCAACCAAATTATAATTGAACAGGGGGATTTGGCCTATAAATAGCAGCTTCGCCCGAAGAACCTTTTGAAATCTTAAATTCGATTTTTAAGTAGGGGGAGGGGATGGAAAGGTGGGATGGTTGGAAGGAGGAAGTGAACAAGGATGAAATGGGGACTGCCACCGGAAAACCTTGAAAAATCAAGCCCCCGCGCGGTTTTGTAAGTGGGGGTGGGGTGCTATCTCTGGCCATTATTACACAAATGACCAGAGCTGGACGACTTCGGCGGGGCTGACGTCGGTTTTCGCGGAGCTTTTGAAAACTCGCAAAATCTCGCAAATGTTCCCGAAATCGTGAACAAGCGCGAGTTGGTGACTCTCCCCCATCTGAAGAACTGTATTAAAATGGTTCGACAGTCAGCGGCGTGTTGTGCTGGGTGTTGCTGTGTCCTTGCCTCTCTTGGCGGTGCTCTCTCTCTTCTTTGTGGTATTG